AATAAGATTGCCGCTGAAGCCTTAAAGATTGTTATTAATGCTATTTTTGGAAAGTTTGGAAGTGATAAATTTATGTTGTATGATAGAATGTGTCTACTTCAAACTACCTTAAATGGTCAATTAATGATTCTTATGGTTATTGAAGAACTTGAACTTAATGGTATTCATGTCATTTCTGCTAATACAGATGGTATTATTGTCAAAATCCCTAATGATAAATTTGATTTATTCCATAAAATAACTGATGCTTGGTGCGAGTCAAATAAAATGGGTGCTGACTATGAAATATATGATACTCTTGTTAGTAGAGATGTGAATAATTATATGGTTCTTCATAAAGATGGTAAAGAAGAATTTAAGGGTGCTATGAACCCTAAGCAATATATTAAAGATTTGCAAAAAGGTTATGATATGCCTATTGTAGCAAAAGCAGTATATAATTATTTCATTCATAATATTCCTGTTATGGAAACTCTTATGAATCATAAAGATATACTTGATTTTTGTAAGACTCAAAATGTAGGAAAACAATTTGATGTTGTTTATGACAAAGTTGAAAACAATAAAGTTATCACTGTTAAAAGTCAAAGACATGTTAGATTTTATGTTTCTACAAAAGGAGTTATAATACAAAAACAGCATCAAATGACTGAGGCTAGGTCTAAACTTGCTTCTGGTTTACCAGTAATTATTCTTAACTCTCTTGATGATAAACCTATTGAAGAAAGAAATATTAATTATAAGTATTATTATGAAGAAGCATATAAACTAATTAATCCAATTAAACTTGGTATAAGTCAAGCACTTAAACCAAATGCTACAAGAAAAACTGTGAGTGGTAAAGTTCTTCTAAAGAAATATGCTCACGATTATTTAACTTTATTCGATAATGATGAAGAATGAAAACTATTGAAAATCTTTTTGTAAATGCTATTGAACATTGGCGAGTTAATAAAGGTGTTGGTACTGCAATTATACCTTCAACTGTCGATGATAGATATTTAATTCTTGGCATTCTACAAGGAATTTATAATAAAAGTCCTTCGACAAAAGTAAATATAATTACTAGTGATTTTGTTGAACGAGCACAAATTGTTGATTTTATCACACATCAGGGTGATGAAAATGATGAAGAATTTGTAAAATTATTAGATAGTAAGAATATTAAAGTTCTTACAGAATCTTTTGTTACTAAGATGGATAATTATTATCCACCAATGTTATGTGTTCTTTATCATTCAAAGAAACTTGATGAAGATATATTTCAAAAATTTCTTCGTTCTAAATTTAAACTTGTTGTAATTAATAATAGACTTTCTGTTCAAGATATGGGTACATTATATAAATATTGTACTATTCTTGAAGATTTTAAACAAGAAGATATTGAACAACTTCGACTTAGCTCCCCTGTAGAAGAGGAGTTTGTGCCAATTACCATTAAAGAAGATAGTGAACAATTAAAACTTTTAAAGTATTATAACAAATATATTGAAACTTCACTTAACATATTTGGTAATTTTGGTATTATGGATCAATGTCGAGTTGGTAATACTTCTTTGAATATTTCTGCAATAGAAGTCTGTTATCAAATTGCACAAAATAATGGTTGGTCTGACGCTCTTGATATGTCTTTTGAATATAATAGACAAGTAGATGAATTGTATAATCCTAATCATCTACATGATAGAGCAAAACAAACTTATGATATAATTAGGAATAGATGTAATTTCTTATCTGATTTTGATGATAAACTAGAAAAAGTATTAGAAATAATAACTGCTAATCCTGATGCTAAAGTTCTTGTTATCAATAAACGTGCTGATTTTGCAAATAAAGTTACACAATATTTAAATAATTGTTCTGAAGCTGATATTTGTGGAAATTATCATGATAAAGTTGAAAACATTCCTGCTTTAGATATGAGAGGTAAGCCTATACTTTATAAAAGTGGTGTTAAGAAAGGACAACCTAGAGAGCTTGGTGCTCAAGCACAAAAGACATTATTTGAAAGTCTATTTAACAATGATAATATAAGAGTGCTTAGTACAAATAATGCTCCAGATAAAACACTTAATATTAAAGTAGATATTATTATAATTACTTCTTCCCAGTGTGAAAATGTTGAAAATTATCTTTATAGATTATCTAAACTTGATGTTTCTTCTCCCCTGAAAGTATATACACTATTTGTTAAAAACTCATTAGAGGAAAAGAAATTGGAGGAAAGATTGGAAACTGAAACGCACAAAATAGTTAAGAAATTTGAAAATCAGATAATAAGTGAAAATAATTCCGATTTTATTATTGTAGATTGAAATAAATGTCGTATATTTGCATCGTAAAACAATTAAACGCTCTTTGACTTAATGAACGATAATACAAAACCTAATAATGGTGGTGGTAGTCGTGCATTGACTACAAGACACAATGAATTTAATTCTGGTTTTGGTGTTCTTAATCTTCTTGATGAAAAGCAATTAGCAAGTGCTGAAACTTTTCTAAAGAGATATATACAAAGTGATAAAAGTGGTATTAAATCTGTTCAAGATGGTTTAGCTATTCTTGCACGTGCTCAAGATTTAAATCTTCCTTTTTCAAGTTGTACCGAACATATCCATGTTATTAATGGCAAAACTGGTGTTGATATTCATATAGTTAAATCGTTATTGCTAAGGGCAGGAATAACTTGGGAATGCACTAAAGATTATGTTCCTCAGTATCAGTATACTGATGGCAATACGATTTATCTAGAAACACAGATTCCACAATATTGTGTTAAGTGTCGTACTGCTAAAGAAGCTTTAGAGGCTACAAAAGATGATACTGTTGGTATTTATCCAGTGCAATGGTTTACAGACCTAAGTAATAGAATTTATAACGAATTTGAAGTATCTGATAAATGTGAAAAAGCTATTAATCGTATTCATGCACAAAAGCTTGCTGCTGAAGGTAAATTTCCTGTTATAAGAATACCTGCTCAGCCTATAGATTTTGTTACTGAATATAAGTTTACAAGATATTTCAATTTGGGGAATGGTAAAGAACGAGTAATGCAAGTTATAAGTCATTTTAGTTATACTGAAGCACAAACTGCTGATTTATTTACTAAAGATACTTATAAAAAATATGCTCGCATATTGATTGGTCATCGTGCCTTCACTTTAGGTGCAAGAGATATTGGTGATGATGTTCTGATGGGTTGTATGGAAAGTGGAGAACTTAAAATAGTTGAAGGGGTTGACCTTGCTCCTTCTGACTATGAAATTATTGAGGAAACTCAAAATTAAGGTAAAAATGAAATTCGTTGTTCTAAACAACATATTATTAATTTTCTTATTTATTAATTTTTAAAACCAATTAAAGTTATGAAAACTGGTATTAAATTCGGTGGATTTAGTGTAATGAACGCAGGTCAAAAATCATCTACTATTAATGCTCTCCCACAGCTGATTGCAAATAGTACTCAGGGTAAGTTTATGATTACTTCTGCAGTTTCTAAGGCTCTTGGTATTGCAGTAGGTGAGAATGTTATGTTTATCAATAATGCTCAGACTATTGAGCAACTGATTCAGAATAAGGCTGATGATATTGTTGCTTATGCTGCTGAAAACAATATTGATATTAACTCTGTAGAGGGTCAGCGTCAGCTTCTTGAAGACCTTACTGTATATGCTATTGCAAAGGGTCTTAAGAAATATGATGATAAGGGTAATCCTATCATGGCTTCTGTTCGTTTCACTAAGGAAGATAAGGAGAATTTTATTGCTGAACATGGTAAGGAAATTCTCGATGCTAATCGTGATGCTCTTATTGAGCGTAATGGTGGTGTAGACGCAGATGATGATACTCTGATTGCTCTCATCTCAGTTGATGATGTTGAATCTCCTAAGTATCATGATGCAGAAGGTTCTAAGACTGCTACTACAGGTACTGCTACAGGTATTGGTTGTCCTCTGAACTTTACTGATACTGCTATTTGGAACAAACTTAAGGCTGACCTTGGTGAGAACAAGACTAAGAAGAATCGTGTATTTAACGTTCTTCTTGACACTCCAATCCAGTGTGAGTATCGTGGTGAAGCTTATGTAGCTTATCCTATTGAGTTTGTTGAAGATAATGACCCTATCGTTCGTGGCGAGAAGAGTGAATAATTTAGTATCAATCACGTTTTCTTAAAACTGTCGGGGATGAGTGAATAACTCATCCCCTTTATTGTTTTATAATCATTTAAAAACTTAATTAAGTTATGGCAACAGATGCGAAAGAAAATGTAGCAGGAAGTGCACAACCTGCTGCAAAGAAAGTTAGGAGAGGTATTAGTAATGAAACTAGAGCCGTTAGTCAGCTTAAATTTCATGAGAAAGATGCCGCACAAAATGGTTTGTTTATCGGTCATCTTCACGCAGTTACTGTAGAATGGAGTGAGGGTGGTGATAGTTCTTCATTTAATGGTATTAAAGTTCCACGTCTTCAATTCCATTTTGCATCTAATCATGCAAATGAAGCAGAAATGCGTCACGTTTATCAAACTCTTTTCCCTGTTGAGTCTAGTGTTGATACTATTCCTGGAGGTCAGAGTGAATGGCGTGTTAATAACGTATTTGCTTGGATTAAGCACATTCTTGATGTATTCTATCTTAAAGGTCGTAAACTGACTGAACAAGAAGAAGATGCTCTTGAATTGCCATTTGTTGATTATGATGATGAAGGTAATTTTGTAGTTATTGATTCACAAGAAGTAGTTAATGGTTATCGTTCATTATTTGATAATGCAGCAGCAATGCTTAATGGTACCTTTAATCTTGCTGATGGTGAAACTGCAAAGCCTTGTTTCAAGACTGCTGATGGTAAGTTTGTTCCTTGTTGGATGAAACTTCTTCGTGCTAAGAAAGTTAAGAATGCTTGGAAGAATGTTGCTTCTGGTAATGCAGCAGGTGACCTTTCATTTGACTTTATTGGTGCAGGTGCAGTAGAACTTCAAAAAGGTAACAATCCTCCAACAGTTCTTCGTCTTGATTTGTCTAAAGAAAGTATTACACCAAAGGAAGTAGCTAAAGAACCTACTATTGGTGGTCCTGGTGTTCCAGGTATGCCTCAGTTTGGTAATGTAGTTGCAACTGGTGGTGTAGCAGCTGCAGGTCCTAATGGAGCCTTTGCTGAAGCAGGTCAAGGAGATATGCCATTTTAATATATAAGAACTCCTGAAAAACGTAGAGGGATAAGTTCTTAAATAAGGCTTATCCCTCTATTTTTTTTATATCTTATGAAACGTACAATACTTACTAATACTCTTACTAAAGAATATATAGAATCTAAAATAAGTCAAGAACTTATAGTTTCTAAATATTTAGATATACCTATGGAAACAGTTGAATATTGTATTAAAAACAATGCTCTTATCACCTCTGTATTTAGAGACGATGATTTTAATAAAAGTATGGGTATTCAATATAATATCAAAGGTAGATTAAAGGTTAGGGATTTTGGTGGTTTTGGGTTTTTTGGTGATTGCTACGATTGTGTTGGTTATGTATTAAGTATTGTATATGAACGTAAGATTGAACCTAATAATAAACAAGACTTTTACTTTATTCTTAAACATATAGCTTATACATTTTCTGACATTATTGATGGAAAGGAAACTGACCCGAATGTTCAAATAACTATTCAAAATGCTATTGTTAAAGGAAAATCTAGAAGAGCTATTATTGAAATAGTACCTAGAAGTTGGAATCAACAAGATAAAGAAGTGTGGGGTAAATGGAATATTAATTTGAATTATCTTAATACACACTTTGTAATTCCTGTTGACCAATATTATATCAACCGTGGTGTTGATACTGTTCCTAAATATTATTATTCTAAAAAAGACCCTTGTTATGCTTATACAATAGGACAAGATAAACATGGTATATATCTTTTTAAACTTTATTTTCCTCTTAGAAATAGAGAAAAACAGTTAAAATTTATTACTAATTCTAATGTTCTAGAAGGTCTTTTAAATCTTGAACTTGATAATTATGATTATATACTTATTACTAAGTCTAGTAAAGATAGATTAAGCATAGGTAGTCATCTCTTTGCATATCCTCTCTACGGGGGGGCTAGCAATGAAAAACTGAATATTGGTATTATTAATTTACCGAGTGAAAGTTATAATCTTAAACAAAATGAATATAATTATTTAGCTGGTAAACTTAAAAGTACTGGTATGATATTAAGTCTTATGGATTTTGATAGGACTGGTAGAAAATGTGCTAAATATCTAGAAGAAGTATATAACATACCATATTTATTTATTACTAGAGGTGAATTAGGTCTACCTAATCTTAAATGTAAGGATTTTGCAGACCTTCACGAAAAGTTTACAAAGGAAGAAATTAATGTATTTATTAAAGATACTCTAAAGTATGTAGAACTTAAATTCAAACAAGACAATGAAGACAGTTATTTTGACGACGATTTCCTCACCTCGAGTAATGTGCCATTTTAGTGATGGTAAAGCTCGTAAAGCATTCTATATTGCAGAGATTGATGAAAGTGTTGAAGAACTTATAGAAGATAAACACGTTGATATAATTTCACTATCTATTAATGAAAAAGTTATAAAGATTCCTAAAACCAGTATTTGTTTTTATGGTGAAATGGATTTCAAAACGGGTGGTGAAGATTATGAAACTATAAAATATAATGATGATTTATTTGCTGGTAATTCATCAATTATTCCTGCAAATTATAATTATGCTAATCATAGTTGTAGTTATGATGGTAATTTTAAAGTTTGGGAAACATTTAGACCTGAACTTATTGTACAATATTTTCATGGTCTTTTAGGAAAACCTAAAAGATGCGTTATTTTTAAGAGAACAATATGGTAGATTTAAGTAGTATAAATCAATATATGATTGAACTTGACGACATTGCTTTAAGAATGGTAGAAAATTCCATTAAAGAGAATGGAAGTTTAGAGGCTGCTTTTAGAAAGCAGCTTTTTTATTTAGATTGTTCAAGAGTATATGATAATGGTATGCGACCAATGCAAACTATTGGTTATCCGTATCGTAGAGAGATGAGTGCTGCAATTTATATTGCAGAACAAATGGAGGAAACTCTAAAAGAACAACTTTTACTTGAACTTATTGAACTACATCAACGTAATATTGAATATGAGAAACTTAATCCTCCTATTTGGTATGACGGTGAAAAGGGCAAAAAGAAGTTTGAGCAAGGACTCAAACAAAAGCTCCCCCGTAGAAAGAATGTTGATGGTAAGCCTAAACGTGAAACTGCTATTGAACGTAAGATTAGAGAAAAGAAAGTTAAACTTAGTCTTTTAACTGTTAATTTTAAACCTGTAAATTAAATGGATATTATAAATTTTATTGAAAAATATTGTGTTATAAAACATAATAATAAAACATCTAAAATTAAACTTACAGAAAGTCAAAAGAATTTTATAAGATTTTGTATTACAAATGGCTCTAAAAGAACGTATTGCAAAAAATAAAACAACAAAACAACTATCTATAAAATTAATTGCTAAAGCGTATAGTGGTAGGTCACGTTGTACAGATTGTCCTGTATACAAACGTAAAGGTCATATTTGTTGTTATGAAGATATGATCGAAGTTTGTGATTATGCTTTTACTAAAGGTTTTGTTTCTGGTGTTAAGTATCATAAAAAACAAATTAAAGAGAAAAATAATGATTAATTTATATAAACGTAATGCTCAAGGTAGACCACTTGTATGGTCTGCTAATGAAGTTATAGCATCAGATAGTCCTTTTGGTACTGTCAAGTATATAGATATATCATATGGAGTTGTTGGAGGACATCTTCATAAAGAAACTATTTCTATTACTAAAAAGAATGTTAACGAACTTCAAAGTAGAATTAATGCTAAACGTAAGGAAGGTTATAAAGAACTTTCTGAACTTAAAGATGGGTTAGATTCTTTTGATGCTAAAGCTATGGAAAATGGAAATCCAGGTAGTAATGCAGAAAAGAATTTAATTTATTATTTAAATACTTATCTTCCAAAATATTCTACTACTTCGGAAGGCTTTGTCCTTCCTATGCTTGCCAAAGTTCTTGAAGACAATAAACCTTTTGAGAAATTTGGTACATTTCTTGGTCAATGGAAAATCAATGGTCTTAGATGTCTAATTGGTGCTGAAAAGAATGAAGGTGATATGTTTAAACCTATTAAACTTACTTATCATTCTCGTGAAGGTCAAGATTGGACTACTAAAATGTCTTGGATGGATGATATTATTCTTCAAAAAATTAAGCAACCTCTTATTGATATAATGATAGAAGAAGGTGCTATGCTTGATGGTGAATTATATCTTCCAGGATATTCTGTAAACGATATTAATTCATTTGTTAAAAATCCATCTCTTCCTCAACATTATAAACTTCAATATTGGTGGTATGATATTGCTGCAGAAAATATGTCTGCCATTAGACGTAGTGGATTTATTCTTAGTAATAATTCTATTCTTATAAAAAGATTTAAAACTAAAGAAGAACATCTTAATAATAAACAACAATTTGTTTTATTGCCAGATTTTTGTATTACAAATATAAATAATGCAATGGAACATAGAGATAAGTTTATTGAATTAGGATTTGAAGGTCTTATTGTAAGAAATGAAGGTTCTGAATATCAATTTGGAAAACGTAATCAAGCTATGTTCAAATATAAGAAAATAGATGATGGTATGTTTGAAATTGTTGATATTAAATCTGATAAACGTGGTCTTCCTATCTATACTTTAAGAAACGATATTAATGATGAACTTTTTGAATGTACAATTAATATTTCACAAGATAAACAAAGAGAACATCTTAATATTAAACATCTTCTTATAGGTAAGAAAGGTCTTGTTGAATTTAGAGAAAGAAGTGGAGTTAAACAAGTTCCTTTCCATGCTAAACTTATAAAAATATTTATATAATGACTTGGAAACAAATTAAAGAAAAATGTACTATTGATATAGACATTGAAATAGTTAGTGAACTTTTTTCTAACGATTGGTTTTATTTTATACCTACAATAAAAGGTATGAAAACAAATAAATATTATGAAATAGAATTTGATTTTCTTACATTTTATTTGTATGCTAGTTTTAGTAAACATGAAGATGATTTATGAATTTAAGTGCTTATGATATTATTCCTGAAAAGATTAATAAAGATAAGACTTGGGTAACTCCTGATAATAAGATGTTACTTAGTCGAGAAATAAATAGAAGAAAATATGTTTGTATAAGTAAAAAATATAATCAAAATCTACATTGTAATGATTATTTTATAATTGTTCTTGATGATATACCTAATACGCAAGCTTATTCTCATACCAGAATTGATAATTATGGTAGAATGAAAATAAGATTAAATGCTATTTGGGAAGACAGTACACTAAAATGTATTACAAAAGAACAAAATATAAATATAACTCATATAGAAGGTGCAGATGATGGCGATATTTATCAACTTGATATTTAAGTTAATACCCTATCTGATAGAATGTGTCGGTAGGGTGTTTTCTTGTTCAAAAGTGAGATGATATGCCCTATAATAGCCCATATTTGGCTCATAAGTGGCTCTTCTCGCCATTCTTCTACGGGGGAGGTATATTTGCCCACCTGTTGAAAATATGTCCAAAATAAGCAAATAAAAAATTTACAAAAAGTTTGGTTATAAACAAAATATTTACTATATTTGCAGTCTAAAACTTATTAACTATGTTACTTAGATATAAAACTTATTTAGAAATTAAAAGTGCTTTGATTAAGTATTTTGTTGATAATCAAATTAAAGCTGATAGAACTAGACCAAAACAGTTCTATGTTGATTGTAAATTGTGTAGAAACCTTGAAGAAGCAAAAATTATTAATAAAATGTTTCTTGATGGTAACTCTACTATGCTTGACTTAATGGATAAAATTATTTTTATTCGTTATTCTTCTATTGATGCTCTCTTTGAAAATCCTTATGGTGATATTCAAAGACTTACTGGCAAAACTGATAAAGAAAAATGGAAATTCTTTAAATACTTCTATAAGATATGAGTAAATTTATTAAATTACATAATCAAGATAATATTATTTCGAGTTATATTAATTTGGATAATGTTGTAGAATTCGATGTAATAAACGATACTGTTACTATGACTAATGGTACAGTATATACTATTACATCTCAACAACAAGTAGAAAAAGTAAAAGAATATATACAAAATAATATGTTATGGTAGATGTTAGAGAAGTAGATTTTGTAACTAAAGATATAGATAACAATGATATTTTGCATCATGGTTTAAAAATCTATAATACAAAAACTGAACTTACTTGTTGTATTGATTTACATAAACCTTTTCCTCTTTTTTTTAATTTTAAAGTTATTAAACAATATCAAACTATTAATCTTAGAGATGACAGATAGTATTAAAGTAACAATACCAAGAACGCTATATAATAAATTAGTGCTTATTGGTATTATTGATGATACTGATGTAAGAAGTGTTAATGCTGGAAAGAGTGATTATTCTAAACACGTTATTCAACCTTGGAGTATTATCAAAGAGTATAACCTTAATTATTGGGATGGAGATATTATCAAACGTATTCTTCGTACTAAAGAAGGTGAAACTCGTGAATTGGATTATACTAAAATAATTCATATTTGTAAAGAAAGACTTAGACAAATTGCTGTTGAACAAGAAATAAAAAGAAACAATGAAGTACAAGAATAGACTTAAAACACTTGCTGCACGTATTAGTGGTTGGGATAAACTTTCTAATAGTGATAAACCTGCTTATAAAAAGCCTGGTAGTCAAAAGAAATAATATATGAAAGTATATTGTTTTACTAATAAAAATGGATATGCTGGAGGATGTGCCATAGTTATAGCAAATTCTCCTATGGAAGCATTAGGTGTATTGGCAAATGCAAATACATATAATCTTGAACAAACTGATTTAAGTAATTGTGAAGAATTAAATTTACTTATACCTGATGAATCTGTAAATAATCCAATACTTGTTACAGAACATTTTTATACTGAATAAATTATGGAACATATTTATATTCATCCATATGGTAGTGATAAAATGTTTCATGGTATTATAGATAGTAAAAAGAAAAAGGCTACAACTTATTGTAAACAACATGGTTTTGAACCTAATCTTTGTAGAATTATGGTTCTTAGTCAAGCAGTAGAACTTGTAGAAATTACAGAATAGTATGGAACATATTTATATTTTTGATTATAGCGCAAATGCAATTTATCATGGTATGATTAGAGAAGATGAAGATCCTGAAGATTTTTATGAAAGACATAATCTAAAGGGAGATAATTGCTTTAATTTAGTAAGTACTGAAGAATTAGAAATTCAAGAATTAGATTAAATATTATGATTTTAGTTAATTTTATACATGACTATAAAAGTTTAGATATTATCCCATATATTAATATAGATTGGGATGATGATACTAGAAAACGCGAAGTTAAAGCTAATATTAGTATTGGTTGGTTATTTTGGGAACTTAATTTTGATATTCTAAATGGAACTAATTAAACCTTCTTTTGAAATATGGGAACAAGGATATAAACTTGAAGATATTTGGTATCATATTGCTCGTTGTACAAGAGTTTGTTATCAATCCACTCCTAAAAATGATGGAGAAACAGATGAAGAATTTGTAAAACGTGTTATTCTTCGTAATGGTACTATAGAAAATTTTGAAAAACTTCATGGTGCTATGCTTGAACATGGTACGGTTTATCTTACTATACCAAAAGATAATGAAGAGGCTTATCATTATGGTTGGAATAACTATTCTAAAGTTGTTCAAGAAACTGGTGGAAAATATGATTATATAACAACTAATCTTAGAGTTATATATGAAAATGATTATCTTTACGATTTGAAATATATCTGTAATCCTACTGAATATCACATTAAACGATTTACAGTATCATTTACTACTAACATTGGAGTAACAAGAGAATTTAATCGTCATAGAGTAAATTCTATTGCAGAGGAAAGTACAAGATATTGTAATTATTCTAAAAAGAATGATGGTCAATTAAAGATTGGACTTCCCGCTTGGTTACTTGATGATGAACATCTTCCTTATCTTGAAGGACACGCTTTTGATGGAATTGGAGATTATGCTTCTGGTATTATTTCACAAGAAGATAATGAAATTGTAAACACTTGGTGTGATATGGATTTTTATCTTTGTGCTCTTACTTTTTCTCAATGGTGTTATAATATGCTTATTAGAAAAGGTTGGAAGCCTCAACAAGCTAGAGAAGTTCTTCCTCTTGCAACTAAATCTCAATTAATTCATACAGCCTTTACAGATGATTGGAAACATTTTCTTAATCTTAGAGCTGTAGGTGTTAGTGGTCCTCCTCATCCCAACGCTAAATTATTAGCACATCCTTTACTTAAAGAACTTAAAAATTATATTACAGAACTTGATTAAAGTTATATTATGAAACCAGATTTACAATGTTTCTTTGGACATCATCATTATAAAACTGTTGAAACCAAAGAATTAAAAAATGCTTATAGTATTACTATAGGTGTTGTTTATGTTCTACAATGTATTTATTGTGGAAAAATTAAAGAAAAAGTAGTTTATACTGACAGTAAATATTTACATTAAATTATGAATATTTTTGAAATTCAACAAGACCTTCTCTCTGTATTTGATGAAATAGAAGAAAATGAAGGCGAACTTACTCCTGAACTTGAAGAAAAGTTAGAAGTAACACAAGAAAACTTTAGAAATAAAATTGAATCTTATATTAATCTTATTAAGATTAAAGAAGGAGAACTTAATACTATTTCTAAAGAGATTGATAGATTGGAAAAATTAGCAGATTCTAAAACTCGACTTCAACTTAAATTGCAAAAGATTATTCTTGATGCTGTAAATAAGTTTGGAGATGTTTCTAAATCTGGTGCTAAGTTCTTTGATTATGGTACAGGCAAAGTTAGTATTAGAAAGACACAAGTTGTTAATACTAATGATGACCTTATCAAATTTATTGGTGGTACTTTCTTTAATGAACTTCTCATTAGAAAAGAACGTAACCAATTAGATGTTCTTGGTCCAATTACCAAAGAAGATATTATTTCTAATTTGGAAAATGAGTATCCACAACTTACTCAAGATGATTTGGAGAATATCAAGTTTACAATTTCTCTTGATGTAAATCTTAATGATATTGTAAATAATGAAGGGTTTGATTATATTAAAGAATGTATGAATATTTCTCCAAATTTCAAATTAGGAAGTAAAGTATCTAAGACTGATTTGAAAGCTAAACTTAAAGAAAATGGTTCTTGTGCACCAAATATTGCACGACTTGATTATAATGAATCTTTAAGTATTAAATAATTATGACTGTAGATGAATTAATTGATGCTCTTACATATGCAAGAGATACATATCTTTCTCCTTCTGCTCAAGTAGAAGTTAGAAATATACATCTTAAAAATCATCCTATTGGAGTTGTAACTGGTGTTAGAAACTTTGATGGTAACAGATATAAAATGATATTAGACTATGAGCCGATATAATAGAAATGGTTTACCTTGGGCAAGTGGACTTGGTGAAAATATAGAAGGTGTTAAAACATCTAGAGAAGCAATGGAAGAAGCAGGTCTTAACTTTATAGTTAAGAAATGTGAACTTGTAGCAAAAATGCCATTTAGTATAAATGGCAATAATTCCCTTAATGAAGAGGATGGTGATTTTGCATATAAAGGTCATATTTATCGTGATCTTCCAAATGCTTATGCTACTTATAGAACAGATATGGATGTTCCATTAGGTCTTGTTAAACAAAAATATGAAGTTGTTCAAAATATGGATGCTTTTACTTTCTTTGATGATGCTATTGGAGAGAATAAGGCTATTTGGACTAGAGCAGGATATTTTGGTCTTGGACATAAAATATTCCTTACTGCTAAACTTCCTATTGAAACTACAGTAAATGGAGATAAGATAGATAATTATCTTGTATTTAGTAATTCTCACGATGGTACTTCATCTGTAGATATTCTATTCTCTCCAATTCGAGTTATTTGTACTAACATGCTTAATAGTGCATTTGACTCTTCTAGTAGTCATATAAGACTTAAACATACTAAGAATGTAAATGAACGTATTCAAGAAGGTTCTCGTATTCTTAGAATTGCTTGTGAACATGCTAAAACAGCAGAACAACTTTATCAATCTCTTACTACAATTAAGATGAATGATGATGCTGTTATGCAATATATTGCAAAGTTAGTTCTTACTGATACTGAACAAGATACTTTGTTTGAACTTGCTGGTCGTCAAACAGATGAACTTGACAAGATTTATAGAAGATTGTTTGCTGTTGATTTTCTTACTATGGAAAGAGCAAAGATTTCTACTAGAAAAGCAAATCAACTTAAACAAATTTTTGAATATTATCTTGATGGTATAGGTCAGCAAAATATCACAGGTACTGCTTGGGGTGCATACAATGCTATTACTGGTTTTTATTCTAATGTAGCAAATCTTGAAGGAGAAAAACGTATGGATTCTCTTCTTTACGGTAATGCTAATAGGAATATGAATAGAGCATTAGTATTGACTAATGAATTTGCAGATGCTGCTTAAAATTATTATATTATGCCAGTTATGTTAGATTCTGCTAATAATATTATTCCACCAGACCATAATAGATTTAACTTTGTAGATTTACTATTTCTCATTGTTATCGTTGCTATTGTCTGTGGAGTAATTCAATATTGTAGTGCTAGGTAATGAGATGAGTGTTCCACTCTTCTACGGGGGAGCTGTTTTGAACCTATTAACGAGTTTAATAGTGCTCAAACGACCACCCCCGTAGAAGAAATGGATGGTAGTATTAGTGATGAAATTTTTATGTTAAATATCTATAAATATGTTTGATATATCAAATATTTTATGTATATTTGCATCGTATTTTTAAAGATAACAAAGTTATGAGTATTAAAATTAAGGTTGTAAACAAAGGTAGTCAAGAACTTCCAAAGTATGAAACAAAGAATAGTGTTGGTATGGATTTAAGAGCTAACATTACTGAAGGTGTTGTTATTAGACCTCTTGATAGAGCACTTATTCCAACAGGTCTTCATATTGCTCTTCCTGAAGGATATGAAGCACAAATTAGACCTCGTAGTGGTTTAGCTCTTAAGAAAGGTATTACTTGTCTTAATACACCAGGTACTATTGATTCAGATTATCGTGGTGATGTAGGTGTTATTTTGGCAAACATTTCGCAAGAAGATTTTGTTGTTAATCCAGGTGATAGAATTGCACAAATGATTATCAATAAAGTTGAACGTGCTGAATTTGAATTAGTTGAATTTCTTGATGAAACAGAAAGAGGTGAAGGTGGATTCGGGCATACAGGTGTCTAATTGTAATGGATTTAATTGTGATAAATGTGATATAAGATGTTTATCTAATAAAAATCCTAAGCTTAATAAATTTGATGAAAATTATTTAAAAGAACATTAAAATATTACAACTATGAAAATGTTTGTACAAAGACTTATTAATGTTAATAAGTTTGTTAATAATGAAATTCAAGCCTTGCAAGAAACTATTGCAAATGGTAAGTTTGAAACCGAAAAAGATAGAATCAATTTTGGTAATCTTTGTACTGCTCTTACAGGTTTCCGTCTTGTAAATGATGCAATGGAAGCATTACTTGCTAATGAAGATGTTGTAGTTACAGATACTGGTAATTATTATCAGAAGATTGATAGTAATGATCAAGAACCTCCTGCTGAACAAGAGCAAAACGAGAAGAAAGATGAATAGAATTGTTCTTGTAGGTATGAATGATTGTGAGAGCTGTAGCATTGTTGAGAAAAAACTCAGAGATGCTATAGCTTCTTGCAAGAAACTTGAAGTTTCTTTTGAAGTAAAAGAAAGGGAAAAAGTTAAACCTAGTTATCTTAAAATGATGAGGATTACTGATTTTCCTACAGTTTTATTTTATAAAGATACTGATTTAATATTTAAATTTGTTGGAAATTATCCTGCTATTGTTATCCTTCAATGGATACATAAACATTATATTGATACATAACTTCCTTACTGACAAAATAAAAATAAATCATGTGTAAATCACATTCGTTTTCCTCAAAATGCCATTGCTTGTGAAAGTAGTGGCATTTAATCTCTGGAAATAAGATTCCATAAAGGTTATAAATTTATTAGTTAATGAATGATTGTACGTTGTACTGCTATCTGTGAAGATGGTAGTACAATTTTTTATAATATTATTTTAACTCGCTCGACCTTTGGCATACGTCACACAAAATAGGTCAAATTTGCCCTCAAATTCTTTATGTATTGCATTTTCTATATGGACAGGTATAAATGTATTACCTTCAAAATTCATGCCGTATATGAGAAATTAAATTCTTGTAATAAATTGTACATCCATCAGGATGTATTATACCTTTTTTTAAAATATTAGTTGGAACACATACGGTACAAACAAAAAGAGAAGATGTAAGTTTCCCTACATCTTCTCTACGGGGGAGCTAGTTTAGAACTTAATCTCCCATAATTTCGTCAGCAATATTATCAGCATTGACAAATCCAAGAATATTCTTACCTACTTTATAATAATGGTTATTATCATAAATATCAATAAACGAACTCTTAATACCTCTCCAAATTGGAATACGACGTGATAAATATACTGTAAGTTTATTATCTCCAGCAAATTGACCACTCTTATAAGTTGGGTCAAATTCATCACCTTGAATCATCATTTGGCAAAGCATACTAGCACTAGAAAGTACATCTTGGAAAATAGTATTAGCAGCAAATGGATTTTGTAATTGCTTTTTAAGTTCTGCATATCCAAATACACTAAATTGAGTACTTTCAGTTGCAAGTCTATCCGCTTGATAAACTGCCATATTATAAAGCCAAGTATCTTCATCATCATCGTCAGCAATACATTGAATTGCAATAGCAGCAAATAAACTACTTAATACTGCACAAGTATTTGCAAGACCTCTTCTTAAATTTGCTCTATCATATTCAGGAAGCATATTATAATACTTACTTGTAAATAAAAGATTAAGTGTTTCTTTAATAATGTTTTGAACACCTAAAGCAGCTTGAACTTGATCATCATTAAGATTGAGTACATCTTTATGTTTTTTGAAAGGAATAGCGAGATAATCATAAAGTGAACCATAGAAACCTTTTTCAACACTACCTCTTTCTTCATTAAACATACCTTGACGGCGATAACGTTTAGCAATTGCCATTGGAATATGTTTATGATATTGCATAAGAAGACTTCCCCAGAATGTTGTTTCTAATGCTGCTCTACCTGACTTATCATATACACCATGAATCTTTTTATTAACTGAGATAACTCTACCTTTAAATTCAGCCATAAGTTCAATAGCGTCACTTGGAGAACCATCAGGTTTTGCTACATCGAGATAACTAAGTTTACTACCAGATTTGAATCCCATCTTACCATCTCTAAGTTCCATTTGACTATAAATAGTAGGATGCTTTTCATCATCTTCAAATTCTTTCTTTGCATCTTTAAGAAGTTCTTGTTTTTTATTACCAAATGCTCTCTGTTGTTCATCATTAAGATAAGTAAGAGCAAATTCACTTGTAACATCTTTCTTAAACCAAGCAAAATCTTTCATAAGATTAGCATCTCCAGCAACCTTTTTCTTATATTCTTCATATTGTTTTATTTGGTCAGTAGTAAGAATAGTTTTTAATGCTTCTTCGTGTTTCTTATTAGTAAACTCTTCAAAACTCATAAACGTAAGACTAGGTTGACCAAGTTCTTGTGCTCTTTCATTTTCAAATAGTCTATGACTATACATCATACTAAACAGAGCTGCATTTTGCATTGCATGTTCACCTGAACTTTGAGGAGCATAACCCATTGCTTTAACCCTCTTAATGATTTCAGCACTATCAGTCTTTCTATCTACTTCACCATTATGTTCATCATAATCAACAATGTCAAAGAACTTAATAATTGCACCTTGTATTGTACTAGCATTTTCGTTATACATATTTGCAATATAGTCAGGAATACCTTGTATGTAAGTAGCTTTACCTTTAGCATATTCTCCCATATTGAAATATTCTTTAGCAAAAGCCTCAGCAAGAATTTGAGTTTCTCCAAGTGTTACGTTAGCAATACCGCCTTTAAAGTTAAGCATCATAAATGAAGCCGAAGTATAACTTTGCATAACACTAAAGAGTCTAGTAAGACCATTATTTGGTTCTTTCCATTGGTCATAAACCATTCTATTAATAGTCTTATCAAATTGCTTAATAAGGTTTTCATCTGCTTGACGTAAGTACTCAGAATCTTCTTCATTAGAAGCAGCATAATCTTTCTTAAAAGGACCACTTAATTTATATTTTTGAATATAAGTTCCATGAGTTCTAATAAGTTGTTGTGCAAGGAAAAGTTTATACTTATTATCTTGTACAGCATTATATTGTGCGGCTTTAAGAATAAATTCTTTAATCACAGACTCATAATCTTTATCATGAAGAGCTTTATGAATTTCAAGATTTTGTTTATCTACTTCTTTTTGTTTAGCAGCATATTCTTCTTTCTTTCTAATAAATTCTTCTTCTGTATCATAATCTTCTCGTTTTGGATAACTCATATCGTTTGTAACCACACCTTTACCTTTAACTTGATTAAGCATAGGCATTGGAATAGGTCTATCCTTATAATATTCTATATCCTCATAGAAATCTTCTTTACCATTATGTAAAGTTTCAAAACCAACAAGTCCTGCAAGTTGTTTAGCCCAATATTTTAAATCATGCTCCCCCGTAGAAGAACGAGAGGGTAACCAACCTTTTTCGAGATAGTTACGAGATTCTTTAGTATGAGCAAGACTCATAAGAACTTCTCTCATGTAGTCTCTAGCACGAAGTTCATATTCATTTGCATTTATAGTTCTATCATAGTTATGACCTTCTCTTCTATAATTAATACTGTGTCCACCTTCTTTATAATTTTTGTTTACAAAGTCAGTTTTACTATCATAACCAGTTTCTGCTACTTCTGCAAGATGTCTAAGTTCTTCAGCTGCTTTATGCTTGCCTTCAGCTTCTACACTATCTGCTGTATCTCTAAGACGCTTAATATAAGCAGATTTGTCTTCACCTTCTTTCTTTTTAGCTTCATATTTCTCTTGTTCTTCTTTTGTTAAATTAACAGTTACACCTATTTGAGTAGGATCATTTTCATCATATTTACCATCCCTAATATAACGTTCTTTTTGAGCATAAGATGGATAATAGTCATAAGACAAATCACTACCATATCTTACACTAGTCCAACAGCGAAGAGGTTGATAACCATGAGTATAAGGATTATAAATATGATTTGCAATAAACCATTTTTGAAACTCTTCTTCACCTTTTTGACTCATCTCATAGAACTTTTCACTATAATATTTAGTAGGAACTCGTTCTGTGTATTTAGCAATAGTTGCAAGAGCTTTAGTTTTCTTTTCATCTACAGATTTAATTTCTTTACCTGTACCATACTCTTTAAATGTTTCTCCTTTAGGTTTAATATAACCATATAAGAAACTATTAGGACCAACATTCCAATTAGCATCTACAGTTTTAATTAAACCAAGAATAGCAGTTCTAAATTGGTCTTTAGGTAATCCTTCAGCCCAAATTCTATCTGCTTCATAAAGAGCTTCATTTATAGCAAATTCTACATTTTCTTCAATCCATTTATAACGTTTTTTCTTATCATCTTTACTTTCAGTTTTATTAATATTTGCAAGACGATCATAAAGTTTAGTAAGTTTGCGAAGTATTTCAATTCCTTCTTTATCGTTTTTAATAAGTTGAAGATTTACACGTTCATTTGCACTATCATAATATGGGGCAAGTAAATCATTAATTTCAGTTACAACTTTAAACCATTCTGCATTATCTTTACCTGTACCTCCAGTAAATCCTTTATAAAATTCTCTAGAATATACAGTCTTATCTGGGGCACCATTACTAATTAATGTTCTATCAGATAAAGGATTATCATCATGATTTCTAAATTGTTGAGTTTCTTTAGCTTTAAGTTGGTCTATTTCCTCATCAGTCATATAAGTGGCATCAAATACACCAAATTCATCAATTCTTCCATGAGTTTTAGTTTTATCCCAAAGAACATTTCTTGTACTAGTTGTATCTGTGTCATCTTTACGACCTAAAGTTTCATAAGCATCTCTTAATTCTTTAGCCCATTCTCCTTTTACAGAAGGTTTACGAATAGCATTTCTTCTTAACCATGTTTTAGCTTTAATATAATCTGGCTTATTTTGAAGTACAGCTTCAGGATAAGTAGATTCAAAAGCCTGTACAATTTTGGCATTACGTTCTACTTCTTCTTCAAATCCAAATTTAGCTTTTCTTCCATAATATTTGTTTTCAATTTCTCTACGTTTTTCAACATATTCATTTATAATATCAGTATGGAAATAACTCTTCATAGCATCTTCAAGAGTATTACCGTATGTTTCAGTTTTCTCTTCAAGAGTACCAGTTTTTTCGTTATAATAAAAATCACCAAGAATTAAATCAAGTTCTTTATTGATTTCATCAAGACGATTATCCAATTCTGCATTTGGAGTATCATCAGAAAGACTATGTAAGATATTATTACGTTCTCTTCTTAATTTTTCATAATAAGCGAACAAATGAGGGCTTGCACCAACATTAATAATTCTATGTGTTACTTCATCTTCTGTAGGAGTACCAAAGAGAATCTTTCTCTCAAGAGCATTTACTTCATCGTAATATTCTTTTACAAGAGGTTGTTCAAGATTTTCTGCTTTCCACTCATTATAAATAAGTCTAGCTCTAAGATGTTCAACAGAATTTTCACCAAATTCTTCTTTTGCTTTTCTAACATCTTCTTGCAATCTATCTCTATCCTCTAAGAACTTATCAGTATATTCTTGAATAAATCTACCATATTCATCGATTATATGACTGAAATCAATAGATTGACCATTCTTAGCAGCTTCTGCTCTAAGGTCACTCATAAATTTACCAAATTCGTCTATACGTTTTCTTGCATTCATTTGTGCAGAACGCATATCCTTCATAAATTCTTTCATAGTAACCTGAATAATTGGATTTGGAGCTTCTTGTATATCATTAAATACAGACTCAGCCCAGTTACTCTTCCAGAAACCATCAAGAATACTAATCATATGTTGTTGAATAAGTGGATTTTTAGAAAGTTCACCAAGATAATTTTCAGCATATAAATCAAATGCCTGATTAACAAGTGTTGAATTTCTAATAGAATCTATAGAAGATTTAATTTTATTGAGATAACCTTGAATATTAGGATCTTCAGATTGAACATCCACATCTTTAATAAGACCAAATTCTTTTTCAATAGCTTTTGCATTAAGAATAAGTTCTCCATAACGTTTACGTTCATTCTTATCTTTCTTAATTAATTCTAAACTTTCTTTATCTAAGACACTATGCCATTTACCTTCAGCATCTTGACAGAAATGATTTAAATCACTAAGAATTTCTCCACAAGTTTCACTAAGATATTTAGCCATTTCCATAACAATATCGGTGTTATGTTTTGTAACACTATCTAATTTAGATGTAACACCTTTATCATTAAATGTCTTTCTAACAAATCTTGCTCTTTCATCGGATGTTGCACTACGCCTATTTACACCTTTAACTTGTTGTGACAGGGCTTTATCAAGAATAGCACTCAACATTTCTTGGTCTTCTTGTTCACCTTCAGTCATAGATTCATTATTCGTAGGTTCAACCACATAAATGTCTTTAAATGAAGTACTTTGAATACCCATTTCACGACATTTAGTAACAATATCTTGTTTATCTTGAGGAAGTTTAGATATATCACGTTTAGCATTATCTCCTAATACATAAGTCTTGATAAGCCATTTTGTATCTTTATGGCGATAAATCTTAAATGTACCAAGAGCACGTTTAACATCGTTACCATTATTATCTTTTTCAGTAACAACAATACCATCAGTTAATCCATATTCCTCACCATTAGCTTTAATATGAGAATCTAAACCGCCATTAACTATAATGAGTTTACGAGATTTATCATTCTTCAGCCAATTAGCAACTTCTTTACCAAGATGATCATAAAAACCAGCATCTTTATCTGCTTTGGTAAGAGGAATAGGCATCTTTGTACTAAGTTCTTTTTGTTTAGGTGCCTTATATTCTTCAACATTTACTTTAGCAGCAGATTCTTTAAACTTATCAGCAGTAAATACTTGGTCTTTTTCTTTATCTCTAATCCAATTGTCTATAACATTCAGATAATAATCTTGTGCAGGATATACATTATTTGCAGGATTAGAAGACCATTCTCCATTCTCATTTTCTTCAAGTTTATTAAGAGGAATTAAGAAATAAGAACCATTTTTATCATTAATAAGTTTATAGAGAGTTGTTTTATTACCAAAAGTAAGATTACCGTACTTATTAGTTTTAAAATCCCCACGAGTAGTTCTATAACCAAATCCATACTTTTCAAGAATCTCTTCTCCTTCTTTAGTATTACCTATTTGAATAATACCTGAAGCTCTACGAATAAGGTCATAACCATTCTTAGTCCATTTAACATATCTTCTATTAAGTCCTTTAATGTTTGGATGACTACGTAAGAAATCTTCTTTAAGAGCATCAAATTCTTTTCCTGCAAGAGTTTCATCACGAAGTGCCATTTCACGGTTCATATCATTAACAATATTAGTACCGTAAATTTTGCCACCATTAACAAGTACAGAATTCTTAATAAGTTTAGAAACATTATTTCTACCTATTTTATAACCTTCTATAATAAAGGCATATTTAAGAATATCTGCATGAGTAAGAGCAATAAGAGGATTTTTGCTAGAAAAACCAAGTTCAAATTCTGCATAAAGAGTTTCTTTATCTTGAGTAGTTTCTGCAAATTCCATAGTTTGAGCACCATACTTACTCTTACGACTCATCCTATCATTAAAAAGACTTGTTCTAATATGTTCAAGTATTCCCTTTTCACCTTCTCTAAGATTCTGTTGCAACCAATAAACTTTCTGAGCAGGAGAGAATTTTTCAAACAAATTAATTTCTTCTTGAGTAGGATTATTAATATCCTTAACAGTAAATTCTACAAGACGAGTTCCTTTAGTATAAACGGCTTTACCTTGTTTCTTAGATTCTTCTTCATCATAATAATCCTCTTCAATTTCAATCTTCATATCAGGTCTACAACCATAGCCATAGACTCTTTCAAATTCATCTTCATTTTTGGTTCCATTATCTTTACTAAGATAATCAAAACCATACTTACCACCAGGTTCTATACTAAAATGAAGAGGTTGATTAATAAATCTAGCACGTTTAGATAAATAAGAAATAAAGTAATTTTGAAATGCTTTATAAGTCTTTTCATCTATTCTTTGACCACCTGCAAGAAGACTTTGCAAACTTCTAATATGTTCTACAAAGTTAGTTTCTTGAGTAACAAATAATTTCTTATTTACTTTAATAGAACTTGCTGTAGCATATTTAAGGAATGTAAATAATGGAGGATAAGCACTAGCCTCTGGAGTAGTATCAGATTGTATGAAAGCATCCAAACCATCTCTTACACCAGGATAAATAGCGTCAATAAAATGTTTACCATTAACAAGTAATGGGAAATTTTCATCTGCTAATAAACCACCTTCAATATTACCTTGTTCATCAAATGTAGCAATTTGATCAAAAATATCATTAGTTGCAAATATTGTTTGCTTTGCACCAAATTTATCAGGATTACATACTCGTGCTAAATCACCAACTTTTCTAGCAAGATTATTAAGTCTGTTATATTGAAGAATAACACATAAGTCATAAATAAGTGCAATAGTATCAGCATCTCTGTTTTCATCCATTTCTTCTACGGGGGTGCCTTCAGCAAAAGATTCAACACCTTGTAGACGAGAAAGTTGAAGTTCAGGATTTAAAGCAAGATTACCAATATCATCATCATTTAATGCTAAATCTGTCTTTTCTACACCAAATATTGCATTAATAATATCCTCATATTCAGAATTAATTTCTGCAAGAATGTCATCAATTTTAGCATTTTTACCAACATCGATACCAAGTTCTGTAGCTATTTCTCTAATTGCTGTTCCAATATAATTTCTATTATTGTCTTTAGCATAAATAGACTTAGAAGAGTTATATGCCTCAACGATACGACGAACACCAGGCTGCATCATAAATGAAACAGCAGTATCATAATTAGAACCAACATCGACAATAGTCTTATAAACTTGGAATGTTAAATCATTAACATTGGGAATATTACCAGACTTAATGGCATCAAGAATATGTGCAGTAGTTTGTGAAGAATAAGCAGTAAGAATTTTACCATCAATGTTCTTATTATCTAATGACCATCCAAACATTGTATGAGTAACTTTAAAATTCTTACCAATTTTTTCTACATTATCTTTACCAAATCTCTTTACAAGTTCATCTTCTGAATATTTTTCACCAGAATATACAACAGATACTTTTGCACTATTAGAAAGTGTAGGTCTTACTGTATTACATACAGATACCATAGTATCACGAGTAACACTAAACGCTTTAAGTTTAGCACCACTCATTGCATCTTCTTGATATTCTGCTTGGTCAAAGAAATTATAAGGACTACGACTTGCTCTTTCTTTAGCAAAAGATTCAGTCATACATTTATCAAATGCTGCAAGAACATCATCAAAATTAGAACGAGAAAGGTTTTCTTCAAGAGCTTCAGGACTAGAAAGAATAGAAATCATATCATCAAGAATCTTATTCTCTCTTGCTTGTCTAGAATTAGCCTTAGAAATAGATTGTTTAGAAAAGTCTTTAAAGGACATAAGATTATGTTCTTTTACAAGACGTTCAATTTCTTCTGCTAAAATTTTTCTACTAGACGCTTTTAATTCATCTATGAAAGTATTATAATCAATACCTGCATCTGGGTCTTTACGTTTCCAATAATTTACATATTGTTTAATTTCTTTTATTTCATCATCTTCAAGTTTAGCGTATTCAAATATTCTATTCCATTCCTCTTTAGATACATTACGTCTTACATAATCAAAGTAAGGTTTTTCATAACTATCGTAATATTGTACCTTATGAATAGAACCATCTTTATCAATATATGTATTATATTGAATACCATAAACCGAGTCAATATCGAAGTCAGAACCTGTTTGAGCAACCCAAGCATCTGGAACAACAATTGTGGAACCTAAAGCATCATCGGTAAATCCTACAACTTTCATATTACAAGCAGATTGTTTACCTTCTGTTGGAATACGATAGCCTATAATCATATCAAGACCTTTTGCTCTAAGTTGACTTAAGAACGTTCTATCTTGATCTTCTTTAGATAAACCTTTATATGCTGGATTACTTCTATCAAAACCAAAATTTGCAGCAGGTAACATAACTTCAATATAAGGTTCACCATTAGGGTGATATTTTAAATCACCAGATTGAAGAACATTATCTACTTGTGCAGAAAGAGGTTGGAAACCTACTCCTGTTACTTGTGCAGCATGGAAACCAGGAAGAGTTTGACGAGTAATTCTAGAATTAAATAGAGATTGTGCAATATTTTCAAGTTTTACCGCAACAAGACTCATATAATTAGGCATAACAGTATCACGATTAAGTACTTCTCCAGATTGAGTACAATAATCAATCATATTGCTATCCATACCTAGTCTTGCAAGTTCTTCTCTAAGCCTTTCATAGAACTTTTCATAATTAATTTTATTAATTTCTCCAACTTTATTTAATTTGATATTACCATTGTCATCCAATTCAATATCAAATTCTTCCATAAGAGTTTGGAAAGAATCAATAATATTATTAGAATATTGTTCAAAGAAATCATGCTTATATTTAGCAAGAGGACTATCTTCAGGAATATTATCAAATAATTTCTTTACAACTTGAATACCTGCTTTATTTTTAGCATTGATATGTTGAGGAGTTTCTTGTTGTGTATAAAGATAATTATAATTATACAATTCTGTAGCATCTTTAGCAACAAGACCAAATTCGCTTGTAGATTCACTATTCTCAGCAAATTCATCAATTATATCTTGTTTAACATCACCAGTCTTTTCATCAAACACTTCAAGAATATAAGACTTACCTGCCTTAGAAGTTTCAGCTGTATTAAGTTGGTCAATACCATATTTTTGCATAAGTTTCTCAACAATTTCAAGTTGAGTACCTTTAATCAATCTAGGAACAAGAACAAACTCTGCATTTTTAATCTGACGAGGCATTACAGTTCTTGTTTCAGGATTATAATATTGGTCATAGTAAAAGTTCTTTTGAACTTGTACAAATTGTTCAATATCATTAACTGTTAAAGGCTCGTCTTCATTAAGAATCTTATCAATAAGTGGTTTATACTTATTAATTTGACCTCTAGCAGCAATACGTCTAACCCACTCATCAAAAGTAATATAAGATTGAGCATCGTTTACAATAACTTGTTGATAACCACCTTTACGTTTGCCATCTTTTTCATCAATTGGACCGTACATCAAATCTCTAGCTATATCTTCGGTTAAAACATTCTCACCCATATAATTTTTATCAGTAAGAATTTTAACCATTTGTTCAAGCATAGGAGTATCAGTTTTAACTGTATTTTTAACAGTAACTGCTCTAAATCTATTAAATTGTTCTACTTTATATCCTTTTGGACCAAAAGTAAGACTTTCAAGAGCACTAGGAACTTGATGTCTTGGAGCATCTAATCTTTCTGTGAAATCTACAATACCATAAGGTACACCAGAACCTTGAGATTCTTTTGCACGTTTGAGAAAATCTTGAGCACCTTTATAATATTTACTATCACCTTCAAGTAAATCATTAAAGTTGATATACATAAGATGATGATTAAGGATAAATTCTGCAATATTATCTGTATTTATTGCAGTACCCTTAATAAATCCATTAAATGGTGATAATCTACCTCTAATATTTTCAATATAATCAGAGATAAATTGATTAAGATATTTCTCAATAACTTCTTCTTGTTCAGCAGAAAGTACAACTTCTAATTTACCATTATCATTTGTCTTATACCTGAAAGCAAAATTATGTCTTGGGGCACCCCCGTAGAAGAAATCAAATGCTTCTTCTAATATCTTTTCACCATAATTTGTAGTTTCATTTCCTTCTCTATCATAAATAATAAATCTATCACTATGGAAAACATTACCTACAAGTTTATGTTTACCATTAGAAGTTTCTACAATTTTGCCTTTCTTATGATGATAGTTTTCACTAAGACCTTTAGTACTCTTAGAATATTCTTTCTTAATAGCAGGTTTACCTTTCTTAAGACCTAATATTTTAGAACCATCTTCTTCTACTTTTGTATCAAAGATTACATCTACTGCTGTAGCAGCATCAGTAAGTTCTTGTAAGAAAGCATTTCTAAATGCTTGGAAAATAACATGTTTTGTATTAGCACTACGTTGTACTTCTCCAGCATCATCTAATCTCTTAAATAAAGATTCTCTAATTTCAGACCAAAGTTCAGGATTAAAACTTCTAGCAGGTTCTGTTTTAGTCTTTTCAGTTTCAACAAAACCTTTAAAAGTAGCATTTGTTAAAGAAACTTTACCTTCATCATCTATTTTAATAGTACCTTCCATTACATAATTGTTATCTGTAAGTTCATCATTTGGAGATGACTTATAGGCAAACATAACAGATACAGTACTACCATTAACAAATTTCTTACTCTTTTTAGAAGAAGGAATTCTAATATTAATAGGTTCGTCAGAAGTAACTTGTTTAATAAAATCTTTCTTATTTAAACCTTTACCATTCTTACTTATTACAACAGGTCTACCTTCAAAAACTACATCTTTAATATCATCTAAATTCTTAATAGTCTTATCATCAATTTCTTGTATCTTTGCACTAATTTTATCATTGATTTCTTTTTGATTAGTTATTTGGAATAAACCTTTAACAGAATATTTAGGAGCACGACAAGTAAAAGTTTTAGGTGCATCTGAAGGAATACGAAGGAAATAATCAGCAGTATTAATACCACTTGAATTTTTACTTTCAGTAAAGAAATTAATCCAAGCGGTACCAATATAATCACCTTTACTCATTTCTGCATATAATACAGAATTATCATCTTCTAAATTAGAAGAACCATTAAAAAGATTAAATCTTAATAATTCTGTAGCATATTCAGTAGGAACTCTCTTACCATCTTCTGTTTCTCTAAACAAACCATAAATAACATCACCATTTTCAGTCCTATGTTCTAACATTATATTACTAAAATCATATTGCTGACTCTTAAATCTATATTCTCCAAGATTTACAAGAGGACAATGGTCTGGATATTTACCATCCATTGTTGGAGTATTAAGAGCACTAGTAAGAGTCTTCATAATGTTAGTAATCATACTACTATTGATAACATCTGAAGATTGATTACCATGAATATTGACAGAGTTCAAATCAACTTTTACAAGGCTATAAGGAGAAAGAAGAGTTGCTAAATCAACAACAACTTTATTAAAACCTTCATCAACAAAAGGCTTAGAATAAAGTGCATTTAAATCTTCAAAACCACCAATATATTCTCCTGTTTCTTCTTGTAATTGTTCACGTCTTTTATTCTTAGCAAATGCAACAGAAATAGCAGCTTGTCTATCTCTATAATTTTGTTGTGTATTTGCAGAGGCATTTACAGTTTGTTCAAGAATAGTAATAAGCAACTGAGCATTTTGTTGAGTAGTATTGATATTTTCAACATCACTCTGATTATGCATTCTAAGATAATTTCTAATAGTGATTGGATCAATATTAGTATAATATCTCTTAAGTTGCTTATAAAGCATATCTTCTAACTCTTGTCTATACTTCTTATCTGTAGGAAATGCTTTAAAACCTTTAAACTTTACTTTAAGATTTTCAAGTTCAGATTTAGCAAATTCTACATTCATTTGTGTAGAAGATACTTTAACACTATTAAGATATTCAAATCTTAAAGCATCTATTTTACTAGAAGTATTGTTAGAAATCCTGTTAGTAGTTTTACCGTCTTTAACAACAGTTTCTAACTTACCAATAACAGTTTTACCAAATGTTCTATAAAAATCAGCTTGTAAATCTAAATTACCTTTAAGAGTATCATACAGCATATGGAATCCAGCAAAACCTGGAAGAGTAGTAGCAATACGCTTGATACTTTCCATCATAAGCTCAGGACTTGTATAATCTCCATAGTGATAGAGTACAGTAGCACATTCATTGGCATTCATAGCCATTGGAAGACCAAGATTATTATCAAGGTCATAATCCCATCTTTTACCAAGTCTTCCATCAGGACTACCATCATTAAGTTTCTTAATAGAACCAAGAAGAGCTTTAATATTAGCTCCGATATGAGTCATATAATCAGTATATGCTCCAAGCTTATTATCAAGAACTCTGATTGTTACATCATATTCTGTCTCATCACTTGTATCTTCTGCATTAAAATCTTCATCTTGGAATGTTTCATCACCAGCAGTATCAGTTTGTTCATCATCTTCACTTTTCTTATCAAACTTAATGCCACTTAAACGACTATCATACAGAATTTCATTAAATAAATCTTCACTACCTGTAAATTCTACATAAAATGCAGCAAGATTTCTTAATTGAACTCCAGCATTATATTTATCAAGAAGATTTCCAATAGACTCTGTTTCAAGTTCTTTTTTAATTTCATCTGCACTCTTTTTAGCAGCAAAACCTAAACGAGCATATAAAAACTTTTCAAGTTCATGTTTAACAGCAGCTTTGTAAAAATCTCTTTTATCTTTAAGTTTTTCATTCAAACCTTGATTTTCGTTTTTATGAAAATAAGATATTACAACTTCTGCTCCATATTTCTTACTATCTTCTCTAGCAGCAATACTACTATAGCCATAAACTCGTACCTTATCATAGGCACGAGTTTCTCTGGCAGCAGAATATACACTAGCATACTTGTTATTGTAAAACTCTATAATCTTATTTTTAAGAGTTTCACCATTCATATTATTTACATCTAATTCTATATCACCAACAAACTTTTTGAAATCATCAGTGAATTGAAGATTACCATCAGATGTAACATCTTTAAAAACAGATGTTAAATATGAATAAAACATAGTACAATTTGTACCACAATAATCACTAAGATTTTTAAGAGATGCGGCTCTTGTAAAATCAACTTTAATAGTACAAGCCATAATTATTTACAAGTTATATTAATTAAACCTTCATTTAACATTTTCTCGAATTTTCTTGAATCATCTACACTATGTTCTGCAAGTTTATCTGAAATAGCTTTACTAGAAACAAATTCATCAGATATTTCACTAAATACTCCTTCTGTATCATCAAAATTATACCTTTCTTCTGCTGGTTTTTCTTCAACTTCTTCTTCAACTTCCTCTTCAACTTTTTCTTCAGCAGGTTTAGTTTCTTCTGTTTCTTCTTTAAATTCTAATTCTAACTGACCATTTTCACTTACTTTTGGAGTTGTTTCTTTAGCAGTTTTAAACAAATCTCTAAAGATTTCATATTCTCTACTAAGAAGACTATTTTTATTAATCTTAATACCTAATAAATCTGCAAGTGCTGAAAGAAGTCTTTGGAATAAATTACCTCTAGTATATTTAATATCTCTTTCTGAACCAACTTTTCTATTATTTTGACTAATTTCGTTAAGTCGTTTCATAAGAACAGGTCTAGTAAGACTTTCTACAAGAAATTCTTCAAGTCCTTTAAGATTAATTTTACCATCTGTATAATACCTCTTTTTAGCATCTTCTGAGAAAGTATATTCAAATAATCTTATTCCTTCATTTTCAGGAAGAGATTGATTAGCTTCTACAAATTTATCAAATATTTCTCTAATAGCATCAACTGCTTTTTTATTCTCTGGATTAGAGAGAATACTATGAAGACCTTCATGAATAAGATGTCTTATAGCTTCAAGGTGATCAGCAGCAGCATTTTCAGATTTACTATTGAGTAAGTCAATAAATTTCTGTCCTATAACAACATATCCAGCAGGAACATGAACACCATTAATATCTTTAGCAACAGGTTCAAAAGCAGCAATATGTTCAAATCCTGATACAAAGATAATATTTTTTGGTGTAATATGCTCTAAAATCTTACTATTTTTAAGATTCTTTAACTGGGTATCATTTAATACTAATTTGAATATATCTAAACCTACATTATCTCCACCTCTTTCAAGAATTTTAAGAGTTTCTTCACCAAGATTTCTAATAGGTGTACCTGTCTTTCTTTCTTCTACGGGGGAGCTAGTTTTAGAATTTATCTTAAATGTAATATTACCACCATCAACTATAGAAACAACATTACTACCTTCATCATCATGCATAGTGTTAACATTAACAACATTCTGACCTATAACAAAATCTGCATAACTGTCAAAAACATGTTCTTTGTTTTCACCAATTTTGATAACAAATTTACCTTCTTTATTACGTTTTGCTATACCTTGTAAAGGATATGTTCTATTATTGTCAGAAATAACATAATTAGGATTCATATTAAATCCCATAGATTTCTTCAATAAATCAAGAACTGCATCACGAGCTGGAGCCTTAGTTGTACTCTTTAAATAAGATTGTGGCTCAAGAGTTTTCTTATTTGTATCTCTTTCTATTATTTCTACATTAGAAGCAGTTTTCTCTTTAGAACTTTTATTCCAAAAGTTTATATAATATATACCATTTTCTGTAGTACATTCAAGATTAATATGATTTTCATCACTTTTATTAGTAATACGTATACCTTGAACGAAAGGTTGATTACCAGCATTTCTTGAAGTAAGTGTTTTAATAAACTTTTCTAATTCACTTAAATCTGTTTTTGTAGGCTTTTCTCCCCATCTATTAAGAATTTTATCAAATTCATCGATAATTTCCTTAATAATTTCACCAGCTTCATTTCCTTTAAAATTAATAGAATCAAATTTAGCAGGAATAGCTTTCACATTCCAAGATTGTTTACTATTAATGACAATACGACTTCTACCAGCCATAATACCTGGATCACTAACAGTATCACTTCCAGAAACGTGAAGAACACCAGGTTGTGTAACACTACTTACAGCTAATTGAATCTTACCTTTATGTTTATCACCAATAGCTTCGTTAATGGGATGTAATTCATCTGTAGTAATTGGACCGCCTTCTGTAATACTAGCAATTTCAATATCAAGATTATCATCTGTAGCTAAAGCACGAAGAGCATCATAACTATTTTTAAGTTTAGACATCCATCCATTAAGAGATAATCTTTGAAGTTCACCCATAAGAGGATTAGAATCAAGATTCTCTTTACTAGCAACAGCTTGTTTTTCACTAATACTTTTTACATAACTATAAAGTTTTATAAGGTGCTTTACTCTATCTACATTAGAATATTGTATATTTCCAGCATTATTTTTATCAGATATAAGTTCATCTATATTAATACCTTCAATTTCTCGTATTTTGTCTATAATTATATCTGCAGCTTTTATAAAATCTTCATTGAGAACATATTTTCCATCAACTTTTTTAGTTACAGGAGTATATGTTGCATTTCTTATAAGTGATACAATACTATCATATTTACCACTTACAAAAATTTCTTCAAGCATTTTATAAAATGCACTATCTCCATCATTTATTGGAACATCTGTTTTCCATCCTTCATTAATCATTACATAATGAGTACCTTCTTTATTAACATTAGGTATAGGCATACTACCAATAACAGTGCCATTATATTTAATTTCTACACGACCTTTATCTGTAGTATTATATTCCAATTTATCACCAATTTGTGCATTTTCTACAGCATCTAGTATTTCATTTCTACGTGCTTCATATTCTTCATCACTTTCTGATGTTTGCTTGATATAATCTAAGAATGATGCAAGATTAATTTTTTGAATACTACCATTAGATACTACTTCTGATAATTCTTCAGTATTCATCTTAGCTCTGGCAATATATTCATTTTCTGTATAATTACCATCTGTAATCTTATATCCACTATCCTTAGCATTAATTACTTTAAGAATGTTTTGAAATACGACTTCAGCGGTATATTCATTGTCAGTAGCACTATTGAGATATGAAAGTAAATTAGTGAGATTGATATAAGTAATTCCTTTGTAAACATCCAATGCACAATGCTTTGCGTATTCATCAAGAATTGTTTTAAAAGCACCGTTAAGAAGTTCTCTAGCACTATTTGTATCTCCATCATTTTTAATTTGTTCATCAAGAATTTCAGAAGCCATCTCTAATTCATCAAGAGCGGCAATTACTTTATCATAACCTTTAGCTTCGGATTTACGTCTAAGCCAATTTCTAAGACCTTCAATTTGTGCTTTAATATCTTCTTCTGGAACACCTTCTAGTTGTTGTTTAGCAATATCTAAAATAGCAGATTCATCATAAGCAGAATTATCACGAAGATATTTCATAATAATCATTTGAACATCTCCTTTAAGACTAGTAGGATCATAAGCAGGTTCTGCTGCTCTATCAATATTTCCACCTACAATTATAGGCCCCCCCGTAGAAGAGGGAGCAGGCTTAATAGGTTTCTCGCCTTTTTTAAGTCTATCATATAAATCTCTAAGATATTGTGCAGCACTATCATCAGGAAGACTATTTAGATATTCTTCTACTGTAGCATTATTTAATTCTTCTTTAACATTTTTAATGAGTTCAGGAGATGCTTCTTCTGTTTCAAGAGCATTAATAAATTCAGTATTAGAAACTTCTAATTCCTCTTCACCTTGTTTTCTTATTTGTCCTTTATTAGCAAGTTTTGCTTTATTGTCATCATCTATAACAAATTGTGGATTTGCTACAACTTCAATATTATCATCCAAAGTTGTATTACCATCAAGGTTCACAACATCCTCATTTGTAAAAATAGGATGAGCAGGATTTTCTTCAAACAGAGTTTTAAGGTCTATTTCAATTTCTCCATTTTCTCCTTCAATAACAGGAACATCACTATCAAGAGGATTATTCAAATCAATTTGACTAAAAGTAAAAGAACCATCATCATTTGCAGTAATTCGTGCCATTGGTTTTGGCAAAGGTTTGTTTGCTTTATCTACTGCAAACGTACCGAATTTAGACGATACGTCGTCATCATCGGTATTTGGTGGTATGACTGATGAATTATCCACCTTTTCAGTTTTCGTGCCTTCTGCGGGATTTTGTAATGCTGTAGAAGATTCTTTTGTTTCACTCTTATAAATATCATCTATATCTCCAATTTCTGCATAATCCCTTGCAGCACTTTCTTCAAGATTTCTTTGAATTTGTTCAACAATATTTATATTGGGTGCTGCGGTAAGATTAAGAACTTCTAATGCTTCATCTAAAGTACGTTTATGTTGTGCAGACATACCTTCAATTTCGTTAGTAGTTCCTAATTCTTCAAATCCTTGACCTTTATTTGCTTTAAGTTTAGCATTGATATAAGCAAGTACATTTTCAGAACCATACTCTTTAGCTAAACGAAGTAAATGGTCATTAGCATTTTCTATTGCTATAGCGCGCATTGAAAGAGTACCCGTTTCATTAAAGAAAGTATTATGGAGAGCATCAATAGTATCTATAATGTCAGATTTCTTTGTACTAACCATAGCATTTTCCATAATAGAAGCAAGACGTAAGTCTGTAACTCTAGCATAATCATTAGCTAAATCTTGACTAAATTCAGCAACTTCAGAATAGAATTTATTCTTATCTTTAAGATTACGTTCTATATCTTGATTGAGAATAGTAGCTTGATGAACAGCAGACTCTAGAGTTTGCATAGGTTCTGTTTCAGTATCAAGAGAACCAAAAACATCACTAAGTTTCTTGAAGAAGTTTATATCTTTACGAAGAATAGCCTCATCAAAAGCCTTATATTTTTCTGCAATCTCTCTTCTACGGGCGGGGTCAGTTGTATTAGAAAGCAAACTATTTCTTCCTTGCTGATAAGCAGAAAGAAATCTAGCCATTTTATCAATAGAAGTATCTGTAGGAGATGAAGTTCTTACAATATAATCTTCAAGAGTTTTAATCTTTTTCTTTTGTTCTTTGATAAGATGTTGATTAAGAAGAGTACCTCTATTTTTAGTATCATTCTCTAAAGCATCAAGAGATTTAAGAGCCTCAACATAATTTACAACAACAACAACATGTTCAATCTGCTGACGATAATTTTTACCTTCAAGATTGTCAGCATTTTGTTCTTCTAAATGTTTAATCTCTTCTTCAATCTTATCTGCTTTTTCGTTATAATCTTGACTTTTAAGTTCGTGTTTAATATTTTGTCTAGCAACAATTTTAAAATATTCAATAGGCATATCTTCTAAATCTACACCAGATATTCTATCTCTACCTCTTAAAGCGTTATCAATGGCTCTAAAATGTTTATCATACAGAGCATCGAGTTGTTCAACTTTACTTTCAATAGAAGCTTTAGTTTCAGCAGCACTTTCTTCTGTAGTAATACCGTTATCAACTAAGAATTTAATTACATTATCGTTTGTAAGAAATTCTTTAGCCAAATCATAGTTACCAGCATCTTGAGATTGAAGAAGAACTTCTGTGACCATATTATTAAATACCTCACGACGTGCTACTTCTTTCTCAGATTCTGTTGTTGGTGTATTACCATTACTATCTTTGTAAGTACCATCTTTAATTTGCTGAATCGCATTTAAAGCATCATTAACAGTTTTAGTTCTTGCTTCGATATTAGCAGTACGCATTTTAATTTCAGGTAAAGTCCAACTTTCAAGAAGAGTAGGTTTCTTAATTTGTTCACCTGTTTTTTCGTTAGTTTTATACCTGTCATCTGTTTGGGTAGCAATAACATTTTCTGCACGTTTAACAGCACTACCAAGACCTTGGAATACAACACCACCTAAAACTCCCCAAAAAGCACTATCGTAAAGTTCAGGTGCCATCATATATTCTTGAAGTAACCTACGAGTAGTAGGAGAAGGAGCTTCTTGTTCAAGAAGGACTTTACCAAAATGCATACCTTCTTGTTGAGCAATATAGTTAACTGCTTCCTCAATACCTTCACTAAGTTCAGCACCTATTGCTGTAGCAGAACCATAAGCATAATCTCCAACTTTCTCTCCAAGTTTTTGATACCATTTTCTAGCGGCTTTAATTTCATCAATTTTATCCATCTTATCTATGTATTTCATAGAATCTAAATGTTTTCTACGTACAGACGCTCTAAGAGGAGCATTCATAATACGAGTAACATTTTTAAGAGCATATAATTGATAAACATCAAATACACCATTCCAAAGGTCATCCACAAATGTTTCGTTTGCAGATTGCTTAGCAATATTTTTAGCTACTGCATCTTTATCAGAAAAATCAAAGTTTTCATCAAAATCATCTCTATGCCTTTCAACCCAAGCTTCATATTCAGGTTGACTCATTTCTTTAAATCTAGCAGCAGCATCTTCATACATATCTTGATAAACTTGATTAGCCTCTTGATAATTCTCAATAAGACGACTTGTACCAGCACTAATACCAAGCTTAGCCATTTGTTCTGCTTTTTCTGCTCTTTCGATACCCATAGCTCTTCTACCAAGAGTAGTTGCTCTACGTATACCTTTACCAAGTTTACCTAATTTAGCAAGTTTTCCAACTTTACTTAAACCAGCAACAATTCCTTCACCTGGTATCATAAGAGTAAGGGAACTCATAATTGAAGGTACATTTTGCATCCACCAACCCCAATTACCAAGACCTCCATCCCACATAGTATTTCTAGTTGGGTCAGAATATATTGGCATATATTCTTCAAACTCTTTTTGTTTTTCAGCAAGAAATGCAGAAACAGGATTTTCATAATCCTGTTCTACACCTTGAGATAAATTAATAACATTACCTATAGTTAAATCAAATAAATCACTAAAACCTTTAAGAGTTCCAAGACCTACCTCACTAACTAAAGTTTGAGCAAGAGCATTTCTTGTTTTTTGAAAATTACTTTGACTATCAGCAAGAATTTTTTCAAGATTACCTTCTCGTTGTGCACGAAGAAGTTCTATATTTCTTTGTAATCCAACCTTTGAATATTTATCAGCATCTCCTAATCTATTAAGTTCGTATCCGATAGAAGTTGGACTTTCTGCTAATCTTTTAGCAGATTCTGAAACTGCAATATCTAAGATTTTATCTTGTTCTGTTGGAACAGATTGAGCATCTGAGAATACAGTACCAGGAGTATATGTTTTAACTCCATATATAATACTATCAAAAACTCCCATAATACTTTATTTACTATTATAAATTCTAAAGAATTCAGTTTTTAGATCTGTAATAAGTTTATTTTTTAATGCAGAATTTGCCTTAGCATTTGGATCATAACCACTTGTACTCATAATGTCATTTACAATGGCATTATAATCTTCTTCTGGTATTAAAACGTTAGATTTGGTAGTCCTTCTATTTTCAGCAAATTGTGCAGCATAATTATCTACAATATTATAAGCTTCTTCTAACTTTTTAGCACCATAAAATTTAGCACGTTCTAATTCTTCATTACCTGCATCATATGTTATACGTCTACCACTTATATCATAAACAGGTCTATTTAATGCTCTAGCTCTACCATATTCTTTATTATAAACCATTTCTGGGTTTCTAGCAACCGCATCTGCTACAGCATTATCATTTATACCTTCAATGTAATACATTGTTGGTTTTTTACTACCTTTTGTATTACCATCATCGTCATATTTTACAGGAACATTTATTGTATAACCATACCCTTTAGGTGTATAACTACTTGTAAATAATGCTGTAAATTTATCATCATCGACAGCAGCATTTAATTCTTTTTGAATATCAGCTCTTTTATCTGGTGTTACAAGTTCCAAATTGCCAGTATCTTCATTAAGTTTCCAAACTCTAAAATCTCCAATATGACTAAGACCTGTTTTAATAAGTTGACGTTCTTGGTCTGTTACCATATCGTTTACAGATTTGAGTTCAGAATATTTCATAGAACCATTTCTTACACTTGATTCCATACCAAAAGGAACAGCACTATTCCAAGAAGTAATAACATTGGTAGCAACCATATTTTTACCACCATTTCTTAAAATATTATTTACTCTTCCTTCAAGGTCTTGCATATAATTGCTATTTGGTGCAAAATCCATCAATGCTTGCCATCTTGGAGAACCACTATAACTAACACCTTTCTTTGGATTATTACCAGTATTATAGCCACCAATAGTTATTAAATCATTACCCCAATTAGAAATACCTGATTCAAAACTCCAATTCTTATTAGTAAGACCTTTAGTTTTTTCAATAGCAGAAGCTAATTCTGGAAGTAAATCTGTATCTTTATGTACATCTAATCGTATTTTACCATTTTCATTACGATATTCAAGACCGTGAGATTTTAATTCATTTTTAGTAATATTCATATTACTAAGAAGTTTATTAAATGTATTTTCATTCAATATATCTATAAAGAATTTCTCAGCAGGTCTTTGTTTACCTTTACTATCCATGTAACTAAATAGTGTATTTTTTCTATCAGCAATGCCTCTTGCTGTGATACTTGTAGGATTATTTATATAATTTCCACTTTTAATAGCAGCATAGGCATTTAAATCATCTATATCTTCTTTTTTAAGGCCAGATGTAAGACTAGCATAAGAATCTCCTTCAGATTTAAGTAATCTTAAAAGTCCATTAAGTTTTGCTTTATCATCTGGATTTGTGATAAATCTTTGTCTAGCACTTAAAAAATTAGCAAGTCCTGAATAATCTCCTCTATTTATATACCCATTTATAATACCTTTATTGTTTTTAAACAAAGAAGTATTTTCATACATACTCAATACTTTGTTTGCTGTACCTGTAACAGTATTATAATTTTCTAAAAGAACATCTGTCATTGGAATTTCCATTCCAGGACTAGGTTGTTTAGAATTTTCTAACATTTGTCTACCAATTGCAGCATCGGCAGCTTGTTGCATTCTAGCATTAAGATAAGTACTATTAGGAGAATAATCAACGGTAGAATGTACTCTATTATAAGCCATTCCTTCAAGAATTGGATTTGCTTTATAATTGATGTATTCATCAAGACTTCTTTTAACTCCTTGATTATCCATTATATCAGAATCATAAAAAGCCTTTTTACCTTCAGCATCAGCTTTACCATATTGCCAAAGTTTATTATTATAATCTTGTTCAAATGTTTCTCTAGCACCAGGAATTTGATCAAGAGCAGCTTTAAATATTCTTTTAAGTTTTTCAGCAGGAAGTCTTGTCCATTTAGAACCTGTTTTAATTTCCATACTATACATACCACTAGATGGATTACTTACAGGATTTCCTTCTTCATCTACAAAACGAACGTTTTGTCCACCACCTGCCTCTTCTGCTGCAAGTTGTCCAACCTTAGCATACACTTGAGTCATATCTACAGGTTCAACAACTCTCCAATTAGGACGCCATTCTTCTCCACCAATAACTCGACCTGTAGCCTTATCGACTACAGGTTTAAAAGTATATGGATTTTCTTCTAGCCATTGGTCAGCAATTCTTTGTGGAAGCTTACCAGCAGCAACCATATTATCAACAACTCCTTTATGAGCTTGATATTCTTTATTGGCTTTTTGGCGAGCCATAAGTTCTGGATTACTAGCAACCTTACCAGCAAGTTCCATAGCAGTAGGAAGTGCTTTTGCATAGCTACCACCAATAACTTCTTTTGCTAATTCACTTTCTATTTGTTGAGCATAAGCATCTCTCCAAGCTGCATCAACAGGATTTAAATCTGCTTTAGCAAGAGCTTCCATAATAACATTTTTCTGTTGAATAGCAGCTCTATTAGCATTATTTAATTCTTGAACGGCACCTTTAAGAGAAGCTTGGTCAATATCTCGTTGTAAAAGAAATGGAACATATCCACCTCTAATAACACTTTCTTGTGTTGCATTATATTTTCTAGGCATAATACTTACAAATTAAATTAAACCATTTCTTTTTCTCCAACCATAAGAATTTTTATAAATTCCACTAGCTAAATCATTTTCATAACTTAAAGATGGAATATTAAATCCAACGTTTAAAGGTTCAATTTCTTTTAATGATATTGATGGAAAATTTACACTTTCCATAGGAATTGGAGTAAGTGGAGTATATTTTCTTTGAATTCTTTTTGGTAAAAGGTCGTAATAATATTTAGCTTTATCATCATTTCCATCTTTAAGAGCTTTTTCATAAAGAAATCTAAGTTCTTTATTATTGAATAGTCCATAAGCCGCCATAATTTCATCATTGCCTTTATCTGCTGTTGCAAGATATGCTCTTCTATTAAGTTCCATTTGATGTCTATCAATTCCTTGTTGCAAGAAATTACCAATAGAATTACCGATACCTTGTATCATTGCAACATTAGACTCAGATTTAGCACCCGCAAGTGCTGCCATATAGTTATTATATTTATCTCTCCAATCATTATAAGCAGCAATAGATTTATTTGCAACTTCTTGCTGATTAAGAGTATCTTTATTAAGCATTTCTGCTTCAGTTTGATATTTCTTATTATAAAGTTCATTTTCTGCTAATGTTGTATTAACATTAATTGCATTTCTTTTTTCATTAGCAGCAACCGAACTTGCAGTATCTCTATCAATACTTCTATAAGCCTGAAGTCTACTTCTTTCGAGATTAGAAAGTTGAGGATTGATATTATAATTAGTAATTAATTTACCAGCAACATATGGAATAGGTCTACTAGGTGCATATTTACTAAGACCAGAAAGACCTTTACGATTAATAGTTTGTGAAAGAATAGAACCTAAAATATTAGTACCTAATCCTATATAATCAGCCGTACCAAAACTTGCACCAAGTGCAGCTTTTGCTCTTCCTCCTTCTCCATGACTATTTCCATTCATTCTTTGCTGTTCATTAAAAATTCTATTTTTATTATATCCAGCAAGAACAGCATCAGACGGAGTCATATACATAACTCCATCTCTAGTCATAACAGGAATAGATAAGCTGTTACTAAACACTCTAAGATTGCCGTTATTAACATCAACCAATTCACCATTTTCTGCTTCAATTTCTTTACCTCCCACATTTATACCAATACCAGTTTTCCCACTTTCATTAACTTGATTATGAGTGCTCCCCCGTAGAAGGAATGTGCTATCTCCCACAGGTGTTGCTACTCCTCCATCTGTAATACCTATTGCACTTCTAAGTCTTTTACGACCACCTTTAGCATAAGGAACTCTAAATTGTTCTTCATATGCTTTTTGAGCATTTTGGGTAAGTTTCATTTGTTGAGCTTTATTTAATGCTAAATTTATTGCATCTTGTTGTTCTTGTGCTCTTTGTGCAGCACGAGCTTGTTCTTCTTGTGCATTTTTATTTATAAGTCCACCAATAATTTGTGTACCTAATCCGATGGCAGCACCAATCCAAGCTTTAGGTCTGCCACCTGCTGTTCTTAAACATCTAGCCATAACTTAATAATTATTTACTTTAAATGAAATTGAATCAAATTTAAGTCGTTTATTATATGTAGTTCCACCGTTGCTACTATTTTTAAATTTAAATCTAATAACAAAATATGTCCCATATATAAGAGATTTTATATCAGATTTATCTCTACCATCAGCAGAATAATACATATCATTAATCTTATTAATTACATCTCTAAAGTAATTAAATTGCCATACTCCTTTTTCATAATGCGGATATTTATAAGAATCGTCATAATTAGAACCACCTTGACCTTTTATAGAAGCCCTATTAAGTTTATCATTAAATAATGATAATTCTTCAGTATCTACATTATTATTAAATATTCTAAGATAAACATTTGCTAAATCATAAATTTTATCCTCTGGATATTTACGATCAGAATGTTTACTCATAGGATATGCTGGAAGTAATTCCGCATAATTATTATTGTCAATGTTATTAGCATCAAGATAATTATGAATCCATCTAATACTTTCAAGAGTTTTTGGAATTTCAGGACCAACATTTATAAGAATATCAAATATAGCTTCACTTTCTGTTACAGGTTGAAGATCTGTATCTAATGGACCTAGCATACCATATAAACCAAAATTAGTATTATCATATTTATAAATAGATGCTATACCAGTTCTACTAAAGAATACTTTGTTTGTAGTATGAAGATTTTTATCAAATCCAAAATCCATAAAAGATATGAATTTATTTGTAAGAGTACTATAAGCAAAAGTAAATCCTCCACTATAACCATTCTTCATAAAACACATAAATATTCTATTAGTTCTACTATCTATATTAAAATAACAATGAGTAGGTTCATAAGTACTTATAAATTCCTCAACTGCAGCAGTTAAATCTTCTAATTTGCTATTATCATATCTAAATATCTTATGATGATCACTATCATACCAAATATAACCATGCTGACTAAGTATTTGACATTCTCTATATTTAAGACCACCAAAACCTAAGTCAGAGGTAAATAATTCAGAAGGTGCTACATCAAATAATTTGTGATTTGTTACACTAATTGTAGTATTATCGGCAGTCAACTTAGCGTCAGAAGAAGCAATAAGTAAAGTGTTTCTTGTATGAATAAAGAAATATTTACCAATAGCAAAAATATTTGTTATTTCTCCCGCCTTTTTATCTATAAGATAATAGTCATCTGCATCAAATATTCTCCAACTATTTTCATTAGATTCTGTTCTAATAGGATAAGAACTACGAATCATATTTGGTGTAACATTTTCATAATTTAAAGTTTCATCATAAGCACTATATTGTTTATGTTGATTATTAATATATGAAGATTTTAATTGAAATAAATCGGAACAATTTATAGGATTTATTATTGTAGCCTTTGTTCTAGTAGTAACATCGTAATCATCTTTATAAATAGATATTATATTTTCAGGTTCTTTCTTAATAGAAATAGCAGCCAAATTAAAATTAGAATGTTTATAACATCTTACAATAGAAGCATAATCATTTTGATTTAATTTTGTATCCGATGAACTACCATAAATTAAACTTAAATCATGTACTTCACCAGTAGCTTCATCTATTTGTATTGCATAATTATATCGCAAATATATTTCTTTGGCTATAAACGATGGATAATTATAGTCAAAATTAAATTCTTGATATTTTTCGCCATATATACTATCTTCAGCTATATTAACATAACCTAAAGGTATAAGTATTTTAGATTCGTTAGTATAAATGGAATTATTTAATTTTATAACAGTTCCAACTACTTTTTTATTATTATCGTTATAATCTATAAATACATCATTTGACGTGAATTTACATATGATACAACCATGTAAACCTTCTCTATCTACAGTTGCATAGCTGTCTCCAATTGGAATAGAAACAGAAGCATTTGATAATACTATATCACAATAATTTATAGGAACTATTTCACTAGTATGAATATTACTTGAATTAGAACCATAAGTTATACCATATATATTATCACGTAATGTTGTTTTATCTATACAATATTGAGTTATAAAAAATAATCCTTTATAATTAATACTTCCTATTTCAGGTTCTATACCTTTTAATAAATGACAAAAAGTTGGTGTAGTTTGTCCAACAAGCTGATAACCATCTACTACAGCATTATATAATGCTAAAGATTCTGGTTTTTCATATGAAATAAAATAACCAACATATCCTTCTGGAACTACAATATTTCTAAATTGTACTCCAATTTGGTCAAGGTATTGATTAGGATATGAACTTTGGTCATCTATAAACATTTTAGCAGCAGGTCCAGTTTTAAATAATTTATCACCATTAGAATTTACATAAAGTTCAAATCCTTCATATTGATCATCATCTAAAAGTGTACCACTTTTTGCACTCAAAATAACACTACTAATATAACTCAATTCACAAAGTTTAACATTGGCGAACGTATCATCACTCATCCAACTATCACTTGTACTTAAACCAAATTCATTTGCTATATCTGCTCTAAGTTCAGCGTCGTCTATAGCAAATAATTCATGTAATGTCATATTAGCTAATTGAGTATACGTATAACCTGTATAATCACTTGCTGAATCCCATTCTACAAATGTTTCTTCATATTCTCCTTGAACTTCAACTATTTTTCTTTTATATTTATTTTCTATTCTATAACCATTAGTATATGTACCATCTTTTCTAACAAAATGAATATAAAAAGAATACACTTCATTAGGCATTAGTGATTTTATTGTATTATCTACATTATAATTAACAACTGTATCACTGATAGCTATAGAAAGTATTTTAAAATATTTACTATCTACTGTTACTGTTGTATTATCATTTAATGTAATTGTAGGACATTCAAAATAAGTATCACTCTCTTCAGAATATCCATTAGCAACATTTTTTATATTTCCACCTTGTAATAAAAATAAAGAACGCTGACTAATTAACATACGATAATAACTACTACTATTTGGTAAATAGTTCATTGTGATACCTATTGTGGCATCTCCAAAAGTTTCTATTAAACTACTTTTTTTACCACTTCCACTAACTCCAGCAAAAATTACATCTTGTATACTAGGAGATAATGTAGAAATACGAACAGCCGTTGCAGCATACGATACTTCAATTGATGTACTATCACCACTATCATAAGTTCCAGCACCAGTTCTAGCTTTAAATTTTACAATTTTATGCTGTGTTGCATTATTGCTTACAGAATTAGGTTTAACCTGTTTTCTTACTTGTACTGCTTTTATATTTGATACAACTTGCCGTAAATCTTCATTATAATTAGTTTCTTTAATATTAGCAATATATAACTTATTATCAAAATTTGTAATAGCTTTAACATTATATATATTAAAACCTGTTTCTATAAGTTCGTCTATAGAAACTTCTGAAATGTTTACGGCATCGAATTGAATATCATATAGACAACTACCATTTAATTTAAATTCTTTCCAAATACGACCAACAATAGCATTATCTGTTTGAAGTATATAGCCAAGCTGAAACTTAGATAAATTATATTCAGTATCTAAACTTACTGAAAATTTCAAATTATAATTACTATCTTTTTCAACATTTATAGCCCCTAGATATACTTGTGTGCTATTATATGTTCCAGGGGATTTATCATATTTATGATTGATACCTAATTTATTTTCTAAATGTAATGCATATTGATTACTTCCTATAGGAAACCACTTAGTATAAATATCATCTTTAATTAAATATCGTATAAAAAATTGATATGTTCCATTAGGAATAGGAGTGCCTAATATTTTACTAAAATTTATTATATTGGCAATAGGTACATTAGGCATTCCAGAATAATCATCAATATCGTCGTATACTGACGATTTATTAAGATTTATAGTATATAATGGAATATCATATACTGTATCACTTTCACCTATGGAAATAATAAGTTCATTATTTACATTATAAATATATGTACCAACTATTTTGCCTCCACGATAACTCCAAGCAGTATCTACAGGAACAACACAAAGCTCATCATAATTTTCACATTCTATTAATCTATAAATTTGATGAGCAGAAGTTAAAATTACAATTTCATTTGGGCAATTAATATATCCTACAATATTACCTTCTATTGTCTGAACAGTTAATGGGGCACTAACACCAGCTACTTTCAAAGTTGGTGCACCACTATATGATGCAATTACACCAATCTTAAAACCCTCATCATTTGTAATAAAACTACCATCCAAACTAAGTCTTATATTTTTGGCAAATGTAAGACTACCGTTTTTGGTAATTTGAGGATTACCATTAAGATTTAATTCTTTAATAATTTCCATAACTTAACCTCTAGGTAAAAATGTAGAATTATAGAAAAAGTTATTCCAACCATCATTTGCACCTCTTGAAAGAGCCATTTTTGCAGATGCAGCTGCTTTAGGTCTAAGAGTATTCCATTGCATCCAGGGATTGGTAACAGGACTATTAGATTTCAAATCATAAACAGGATGTTTACTACCTCTGCTAAGATATTTAAATAATACATACCAAGCAAGAGCTTCTAATAAAAGTCCATCATCAATAATGTAAGGACAATCACATTCATAATATTCATCGTAATAAGTTGCAACTTCAAAAGTTTCAACTTCTATGCTATCTATTTCAAAACTAAGTTCGATATTATTTCCATCTAATACAAAATACCTTTCTCTACTTCCATCAACAATATTACCAACTTTCATAAAGTTTACGCCAGTTTTGTTGGTATCATCAATAACAGCAATTTCAGAACCAGTGTTTTGAGCACTACGTCCTGAACAATCACATTTAGTTTTATATTCTTGTATTTCACAACCATTAGAATCAAACACTCTAAGTTCCTTTGCATTAATCTCACAAGGAAATTGTGCAATTCTATCAGAAACTTCTAAAGTTCTTCTCTTACGTTCCATAGGAAGAACTTTCATTTGAGAAAGTGCATCTATAGTCCAAGCACCAACTCTTGGTATCCAATCACTTTCAGATAAGTTAAAATCATTACTTACCTTCGCGAGTAGCCTTGCTAGCGTTAATTGACGTTTGATGTTCATTTCTAATAAAATTATTATATATTAATTTATCAGCTCTATTACATAAAACTATCTTGGTTCTAAGGTCTATGTCAAGTTCACATATTTTTGTTGTATCATTATTTGTTTCTTGTAACAATTCATCATGCAACTTACCTTTTGTATCTCCACCTCGATAGTTTATTAACTCTAATTTAAAATCTGAACCTCCTGGAATTTTAGAATCAATTAATGGAACTTCATATACATATTCATCTTCTTTAAATACTCTTTTATCTTCGGCATGATATTCAATTCCATTTCTCAAACACCATTCGGCTTCATCTTTATTATATATTTTTTTACCTTCTGCAAGTAATTGCTTTTCTCTTTCTTTTGTAGCCTTGAAATCTATAAGTCTTCTAAATGTTTTCTTAACATGACATCTATTAATACAAATCCAACCAATTTCTCCTAAAGAATATCCATAACCATTAAGAATCATAAATTTATGTAATTGTTTATAATATTCTCTAAGTATCTCAGTATATTCTTTTGTATTTAAAGAAACAAGTTTGTTATAGAAAACTATATCTTTTTCAAGTTTATAAATTTTTTCTTGTAATTTAGCATATCTTAAAAGATGATACAATTCAACTGTAAGTTTATATTCTTCTTTTTTATTTAGATATGCAGTTTTAGCAAACCTTATCAAACTACCATCAATATATCTGTTTTGAGCTATTTCTTTATATTTAAAGATATAAATTTTATAATCATTAGCATATACTTCTTTATTCTCCTTTATTTCATCGTATAATACATTCATTTCAGTAGTCAGATTGGCAATTTCATCTTCTGCTTTTTCAATCTGTTCTGTATAATAAGCTTGCATGCTTTTATGATAATCTTTTAAACCGATAGGTTTTTCTTGAATAGCCATAACTTATTAACTATATTTAATTTGTTCAGGAATTTCGTTAGTTTCTCTCACTGTGTTGAGTAAATCTCTTTTATATATAATTTCTTTTATTTGACCTATCATATCTTCTGATAAAAGCCACTCATTTTCATCTAACATCAAATCATATTTATCAACTTCTTTATTTTCTTTTTCAATAAAATTAGGATGTTCAAATGCACCTTCAATAACAATTTTATTAAAATCAATAGATTTATTTTTAGGAGGGAACAAATAAATATAACCATTTATATAATCATAAGAAGGTAAACTACACATACCTACTAAAGCGTAATTAAATCTAGCAGTTGTTTCTTTTACAAATGGAATTTCTTTGTTAGTCTGATAACCAGCAGTACTTACTCTATCAAACGGAAGATTATTTGTAAGTCTAACAGGTCTTGGTACTTTTTGTAATGTTCTTTTAATCTTTATAACTTCACCATCTAACTCTGGAGGAAGTTTAATATCTCCATCATTAACATCTGTTAAAGTTACATTAAAACGTTGAGTTAAAACTTTATCTACATAGCCATGATTTTCATAACTACGACGAACAACTTCATTTCGAGTATGAATAATAAGAAGTTTAAGATTCTCTCGAAGAGCTTTGTTGTTTGGTTGTTTAAGTGAATGAGCAAACTCACTTACAAGTTGAGCAATAGAAGCCATAATTTATACATTAATTTATATTGTTATTTGCATATATAATATATATTATTACAAAGTAATAATATAAATATTATATATGCAAATACAATATTAGCAATAATATCTAAATTTTGACCTTATATTGCTAAAAATCAGTAAGTTATGTATGCTATATAAAAATTTATAAATCTGCATCCACTCTTACATATTTGTTAAAAACACTATAAAGTTCTTTAACAATATATCCTATAGTGTATGCTGGAGGTTCACCTGAATTAAGAATATTATATTTTTCTAGCATAGATTCTTTAACGTGTTCTGCTTCATGTACAATAGAAGATATATAATCTTCTTTAGTTTTATGATTTCTAAAGATAATATAACTTATATATCTATCTTTAAAAGTTATAGTAACAGCTTTAGCACCTTTAATAAAAAGGTTATATTTGACTCTATCCATTCCTTCTACGGGGGTGCTAGATTGAGCCATATCATCTACAATAATATCAAAAAGATTATAGTTTACATTATAATAAACTATAATCTCCCAATAACCATTTACATCTATTACTTGTTTAATCATATCATATCATCCCATTCAATAGGACAATTCATAAACATAGTATCTGCATAAAAACGATTAAATACAAATCCTTCTTCTGCATCAACATCATCGAGTAAATCTTTTACATATTTACAAAGATGTTCTTCTGATGTAATAGAACTTCCAAGAAAATCTGCTTTACACATATTAGCTACATAAACAGCATCATATAGTTTATTACGTTCTATACGAACTCCATAAACATTAAGCATATTTTCTACTTCTTGTCTTGTATATGGTTGTATATGTTCTTCTTTACCAGTTTGTTTATTCCTTGTTGTCATTCTACTAACAGCCTCTTTACAAAGCTTTTTATTAAAATGACAACCATAATTATTTATATAGACTTTCATTCCATCAGGAATTTCGTCATAACTACCTGCACTTTTGTTATACATATCTCTTGTCTTTTTAATAAGAAGAGTGATAACTTAGGCACCCCCGTAGAAGGAATGTCATAGGTTATCACTCACTCTCAATTACATTATCTTACATTCTACCACCACGACGATAACCATATCGACCACCGCCACGATATTGACTACGATTCATATCTCGTTCCATTTCATCCATTTCACGATAATCTTCATCATAATCATCTTCGTCATCATATTCACTCTTTGAATGTTCATTTTCCATACATTCAATAAGTTCCTTGACAAACTTCTTCATCTTCTTCAATTTACGAAGAGTACGTTCAGAATCTTCTGAACTTCTATATCTAACTACTATCATAATTGTTTAAGTTTTATTTGTTCCAGATTTAAGTAAAGATATTGCTTCTGCAAGTTGAGATTTAAGACTACTTACTTCATCTTTAAGTGCTTTAACTTCTTCATTATTTGCACTACTTGGTACAAGTTCATTTAGAACAGTATCATATTGGGGAATTAATGAATTATGATAAGGAGCACTATCAACTATAGCTTTACTATTTTGACGTAATGTTTTTATATAATTAAATAATGAATCTTTATTGTCTGCAATAACAAAAGATGTTTCTCCAAAATCAGCAATAGCATTATTACTGGGCACTTGTTTGAATTCACGTCTTTCACCATTTACATTAGCAACAATATCTAGTCTTAATTCAGGTAATTGACCAAACATATTTGGATTGGCTTTACCATATACTGGAGTTATACTTTCGATAGAAGCAGTAAACCAACTTATTTTATCACGTCTATCGAGTCCATACAGAATATTACCTTTACTTAAAGTCGAGAACATAGTTGTAAAATTTTAAAGATTAATAATATTAACTTAAGTTGTAGGAGCTACACCCATAGTCATTAATTGAAGTATATTAGCCATCTTATCATAATAAATAAGATAAACACCTGTACCACTTAATTGACTAGCAGTAGCGGCATCGCCACCAACTAATGTTAAAGGCTGAGTAAATTCATTAGAAGCGAATAGAATGGGAAGAGTACCTGCTGCTTCAGGAAGAGCAGTATTTAACCTAAATAGAATTACACCATTACCATTAAGAAATCTAAATGCACGTTTTGGAATACCAATAACTACATTGTCAGTATTAACAGTAATATTTGTACTTTCAATCAAAGGAATACCATTCCTATTTGCAAAATTGAAAGGATAATTAGTAGTTGCACCAAACATATTCTTATCTCCTATAAATTAATTAAAGAAACTAGTCTGACCATAACCGTATCCATAAGGAGTAGCATTAACTGCTACAAGATTTGGATACTGAACAGGAACCGTATTAGGCTGTTTAGCAGCAAGAGTAGCAATCTTTTCATTCAAAGCATTAATGGCAGCATTAAATGTTTCAGTTTGTTTATCATTAGAGATTTGATTGCGAAGCTGAGTAATAATATCACCCTGAGTATCAATCTTAGATTGCATCTCACGTTCTTTAATCTCACAGAATTTTTGTTCAAGCATAGCATTTTGCTGAGCAATAGCAGTAAGAATAGTATTTGCATTTCTATCTGCTTGACTACCGAGCTGATTAGTCTGCTGACATACTGCAAGTTGGTCTGCACCTTCATTCTTAGCCATCTGAAGAATAAGATCTGCATGATTACGAGCAGCTTCACTCTGAAGAGCATTAGTCTGCTGACAAATAGCAAGACGATTTTCACAACAACACTGAGCAAGCTGTTGAGCAAGAGCGGTATTACCAGACTGAATAGAATTAATAATCTGTGCACCAGTAAGTTTAACATCACCATCCATAGTAATGATAGAAGTTGCAAGAGAATTAATACCATTCTTAACTGTTTCAACACTAGTATTAAGAATCTGTGCTAACTGACCAAGAGCATCTGCACGACCATTAATAGCCTGAAGGATAAGGTCACGACCTGCGTCATTATTAAGTTGATTAGCGAGGAAACCAGTGCCACCATTAACACCACCAAAACCTCCCCAATTACCATTACCCCAACCTCCAAACATATTGAAGAAAGGATATAAGAAAGGAAGCATAAACATCATCCAAAATGGATTATTCATACCACCACCAAAACCATTACCACTAAGTGCAGCAATAGTAGCCAAGTCACTCATTCCTTTATTGGAATTAGGGTCTTGGAAAACATAAACACCATCATTTTGTGCCATAATTGTTTTAATTTAATTAAGTTTGTAAAAAGATTAATTACCTTCTTTGACGTCATTAGAAGATATTGCAAAATTACTACAAACATTAAGTAAAACAAAACAATGCCGACAAATAAAATAAGCCCCTAACTTTCAACAAGTTAGAGGCTAAACATAATACCGATTATATATTAACTAATTATATTATCTTAAAGACTATTTCGTTCTTTAATAACTTTAATCAAATCATCTTTATACCAACGAAGTTCTTTCCAACCTTTACGTTTTACACCTTTTGGAATAATACCATCTCGAACTAAATCATCAAATCTACTAGTCTTTAAATTCATATAAATACAAGCTTCTTCTTTACTAAGAGCTTCATGAGCAAGAACATGTACAATGTCCATTGCCTCATCTTCTGTAATTTCACAGGTATCATTATCAAGTTTATTTGCAATATCCCTCAGCATTTTTGCAATAAACGAATTTATCCATTTTGCCATAGTTTAATTTAAGATATAATATTATAAATAGAAATATTCCAACAATAATCAAATGTATTGAAAGATAATCTTTATCGGAAATATCAATTCTATACTCATAATCAATATAGCAAAGTACATTATTAACAACAATATAATGCAGGAACATTCTATGATAAGAACAGAATTTAAAGACATAAGAAGAAATATAAAGAAATGTAATTGGTAAAATACCAATTCCACACATATAAGTAAATAATTTAATATCTATACCATAATAAGAAAGAATCGTATTCGCCAAATTAAATGCCGCTAAGACCATCGGTATTATCTTCAGCAAATACAATTCAATCTTGTATAGTACTTTATTTGGCACGACCTCCATTTCCGTATTCACGTCTTGTTCTAGTAAAACCTGATTTTGGAACAAAAGGCTTTGCACGATTATCACTTCTATAAGAAGTATTTCTACTTGAATTAGTACCAGTTTTAGCCATAAGTTTATTATTTAGTTTATTATTAAAATCTTTATTACTTTCTTCTACGGGGGAGGTCATTTGTCAAAGTTTCACTTTATAAAGTTTGCTATTATTAGGTCAAATTTGCCCTCAAATTCGCTCACTATTGAAATAAAGGTTCAAAGATGATAATTTGTCCGTACCTTAAAAGAAAGCGTCTTAAATCGAAATTTAAATTATTGTATAACTTTATATTTTAATTAATATAATCAATATCCTTATAATCAATCTTAAACTTTTTACATAAAGGTTTCATAAGCCAAGACCAAAATACAGGTGCAAGAATAGCACTGTTAAGGATAAGTTTTACATCTTCATTAACTAGATAATATACCACCCCCGTAGAAGAAATGACAAAGAGTAGAATTGCTCTCTTAATCCAAATATTAGTTTTACTCTTTCTTGCTTCATCTACAAGTTTAATAATTACATAAGTGAGAAGATTAACTACAATACAAAATGTAAAATCAAAACTATTAAGTGTAGTTTCTATAATATTATTAAGTATTTCCATAATAGTAAACGTTTGTAGGTGCAAAGATATATAAATATAATCACACCTACAAACTATTTTAGATTATTTAACAAAATTTCTTAAATCCATATTTGTACTAATCATATTAGCAAGAATATTTCTAAGAAAATCATTTAAATTTTCACTATTTGCTTGAGAATCTTTAAGATTAATATAACTTATTATTTCTCTAAGCATACGATTATTATCTCTAGTAAGAGTTAAAAGTTCTTGTTCTTCTTCATATGACATTTTCTTTACTATCAATAATTTCCTTTGCAAGTTCTTTTGAATAAGCTCTCCAATCTTGCATAGCAAGATATTCTTGAGTATATTCTTCTGCTTTATCTCCAGCAGTACCATCTTTGACTAATTCGTAATTATTACGAATGGCATCCATTCTATCTGCTGGATAATTTGCTTTGATTAGTGAACTAATAATTATATCCCTATCATAACAAGGAATCATAAGTTCATCACAAGTTATAAAATCTTCATCTTCTTGCTCATTGATGTGAACAAGAACTTTATTTCCAAAAATTCTGAACTTTTGGAACTTTTGTTTATTTATTGTTACTTTAATCATAATGATGTTATTTTATACGCTGTATATAGGAAATTCGTAGTATTTTGAGAAAGATTACCAATTTCTGTCCAGTTTCCATTAACTTTAACAACCCAAAATTTAGTAGAATTATAACCTGTTGATGAAATTGTTTTATTACCTGTATTACCTCCTGTATACCAATAATTATTAGGCATTCCATAATAATTTTTTATAACATTATCTATTAGTGTAAAATTATCATATAAAATTTTAAGTTCACCAAGAGATAATAAATGTCCATTATAGGTTGTACCTTTATAGGTTATTGTTTTACCCATAAGTGTAACAAAAGCAGGAGTGGCGCCAGTGCCTGGATTATTAGTAAAATCTGTTAAATATGCTTGACTATTAGTATTTCCCTCTAAATCTTCTATTGCCTCCAATTGAGATGATGTAATAGTTCTTGAAGTTGTAGTTCTTTCAGTTCCATCATTAGCAATAGTACCTTGAACATTTTCTCCATCTCTAATTGCTAAAATAAAACGAACATCTGGAGTAATTATTGCAATGCCTATTCTTGTTTTTCCTTGAATAAAGCCGCCTCTATCTATAACATTTTGTAATGGCTCGTAACTATCTGAATATACTTGATATATATCAGGTCTATCAACAGCATATTGAACAGATACTTCAGTAACTACTTGATTTGGAATTATTATAATATCATCTATATTCCTATATCCTGCTGGAGCTACACCAAATGTACATTTATAAGTTTCTGTTCCATCGCCTGCAACTGCTCCTCCTCCATAAGTATAAATTATAGTAGAACCTGATACCACAGCATAAGTATCGTAATCCAATACAATTGGATTACCAATATCATGTTCTTCACTATCTACTTTCTGAAGAGTAATTGAAGGTTTTGCACTACTAATGTCACTTAATGTACCATCTGTTGTAACATTAAATTGGATATATGCATATTTAACTGTTACATTTACACTAGGAGTAGCCATAGTTTGTTCACTAGTGAAAGCATAAACTCCACAACCTAAACTCCAAGTATCACCAACTGGTGTTTCAGTACTTGGTGCAATAGCAGACATTTTAGTTGGGTCTGTTGTTTTACCTACTGCAAAATCATCGCTAGTAGGTACAAAACAAATACCTCTTTTAGCTCCAGCATCTTCTAATGTGTTTACTATAGGCTTGGTATGATTTACAGGAAGAAAATTAACAATAGGATAAAATGTTTCTGTAGGTCTAACATATTGTGATGCTGTAATTGTAACAGAAGTAACTGCTACAGCATTTACTGTAATATCAAATTCTACAATAGAAGCATTAGGGTCAGTCCATTCTTCCCAAAGCGGACAACATTGAATAGTTACAACATCTGTCCAAGTAACATTTTCTTGTGCAGGAGCAACTCTAACATATCCTAATTGTGTATCAATTGTAGTTCTAGCTTGATAATCTAAACTTTGAACTGTATGATTAGTAATTCTAAACTTTAATGCTGATAAAGAAATACCATTAATGTTAAGTTTAGTACTATCACCTTCTTTAATGCTATTCGATTGTGGAATAACAGTATATGAAACTGGGTCTACTTGTGTATTAACAACATGAAGCAGAGGATTACCTTGACCATCCTTTGCTAATTCAGCAAGATATTTCTGATAACTAGTAATGCTTTGTCCTACTTGTACCCAACCTCTAATATCAGCATTTATATTACTACCTACTCTATTTGATTCCTCTATAAGAGCAGTAAGTTTATTAAACTCTGCTCCAGTAAGGAGAACAGGGCTAGCCTGAGTGCCCTGTTCCCAATTATAATTTCTAAGATTATTAACGCTCATAATTCACTAATTATTATTATAACTATCTGGAAGTATATTAACAATTACTTTAGATACAGCATCAGAAGTTCTTCTAGATGTTACATTTTGTAGATAATCTGTTCCATCAATAGTAACTGTTTGAAGTTTTGGCTTATCTACAATGTTAATATCTGTAATTCTTGCAGGATACCTAATTTCCGTAAGTGCAGCAGAATTTGGTAAATCAATAGAAGGAATACTACCTTCTCTAATATCAATTTTTTCAAGTCTTACGCACTTAAAAAGATTTACAGCACTATTAATTGTATTTACACCCCTAACAATAAATTCTTTAATGTTTATAGCATTATCTATTGTTATCTTTTGGGTTATAAACAAATTATCTTCTTCTCCTGTTGGATTAATTGTAACTTTTTGAAGCTTCTTACCAGTAAATGCAAATTCTGTTTGACTAGCAGAAAGAGGTACATTCATATCACCTATTTCAAGATAATAATTAATACCTTTTATTGCTACAGCTGAATCACTAGCTAATTGGAAACTTTTATAATTGAAGGTTTGACCAGCTTGAACTCTTACACGTCTAGCACTTGCAGAAGCATCAAGATTCGATTCACCTTGACTAATTCTAGGATACAACCATTTAGCAGGAGTAAGAACAAACACATATGTATTTGGATTACCTGGAGTGGCACCAGCACCTCTAAATCCAAGAGCATTTGGAGCATCACTTGTACCAGCAAATTCACCAAACTCACACCAAGAACTAAGATACATAATTCTATCAAGAAGCCATTGATATTCACTCCATCTTTGACTACCATTACATTGTGTAATAGCTCTTGCATTATTGTTTACATAGATACCATCATTCTGAGCAACAGCAGCTGTTTCATAAACAGTTCTAGCCATTTCGTTAAATGCTACAGCAGGGAAATAATCTTGAGCAAACAGAACATAATCAATCATAAATTGCATAGCATTACCACTCATAGCAGCCATAGCAGTAAACATACTCCTCATCATTTCTGTCATCTCAGAACTAAATGCAGTTTCCATAAGATTATAGAAACCATTATTTTCACCTTGCCAATAATAAGCACCTGCTGCATCTTTATCGTGTTCCTCTACATAATAAGGCTTTCTGTTTTGACCTACGTTATTAGTTTTAATAGTTGTATCTAGGTCATCTTGTTCAAATCTAATTTTAAGAGAAACAGGATCAGTATAGTAATAAGTATTTTTAGCTCTATTATCTGTACCTGCAAAAAGCTTAACAAAACAAGAATGATATAAAGCATCATTTATTTCTAATTTTGTAGAAGCTGTTGCTCTAAAATGTGCAGTAAATATACTCTTTATAAGTTCTGCAATTTCATTCCATTGACCAACAACCCAAGTAGCAGGACTTGTAACTAATTCTTCACAATAGGTTTCATATAATGTTCTAATATTTAATTCTGCACCATTTAATCCAGCATTAATCCATTGAGCAGTATTAGCATTATACTTATACATATTATATCTATTAGCACTATCTGTTAGCCAATAAACATAATCTGTAGAAGGTTCAGCATTACCTTGAATATCTTGCTGTGGTCTAGCTACATTATTTTGAAGTTGTTCTAATGTACCATCATAGAATTTAATGATAGATATATTGTGTAAATAAACATAATTCCAAAATGCTTTAATAGCATCTAATCCATCAGTTTCAGCAGGATATTCGGCACCATCAATTTCTGTTGTTTTACCAAAACCAAAATTGATATTCTTTCTATTACCATACATCCAAGCCTCTTTGTCTGCATCATATGTTACACTATTATCCCAAGGAGTAGCAAATAATGCTAATGGTACATCGTTATCTGCACCTTCAACCATAAGCATATTTGGAGTAGTATTTTTGTTAAAGCCAAAAGTAGGTTTATCACCTTTACCTGCTCCAAATGTCATAAGATAACTAAATACCCAAGGGTCATTCTCAGTTTCTCTATGGAAGAAAAGGAATGGTTTTTCATATACAGAAATTCTTGCATTTGATTGAGCTGCAATTTGACCTGGATTACTAATATTACCTCTACGTACAAGTTCTTTGAAAAGGTCTGTATAAATCCAAGTAAGACCAAGTTTATGACCTTGTTGAGAAGATGCAAAATTAATCTTACCTACAAGTTTCTTTGCAAATGGTTCACCCATTGCAATAGCATAACCGTTTGCACCAAAATTATAATTACTACCATCGCCTGGCTCTGGTGGAGAATCTGGAACCCAAGTAGTACTATCACCAATTTTATACTGTTGATTCCAATCATAATATGTCATAGCAGTTGTACCCTGACCACTACCTTCAACATTTACAAGAGTACCACTTCTCTTAGGATCACCAGCTATTCCAATGTAGACGTTAATACCTTTAGTTTTACCTTTGTTTTGATCACCATATTTTGGCAAATGTCCTGTATGACCTATAACATTATATCCAGCATTCTTTGCTTTTTCAAAAGAAATAACATCATTATCTCCAAGAATGTCATTTATTCTTTTCCAAGCAATTTTTTCATTTGAAGATGAAAGACCAGATACATAATCTTGCATTACTTCATTTGTAGAAAGAGCTTTTTGATAACATCTAATACTAAATATATCTAAGTCTGACCCAACTGCACCAAGAACAAGATTTACACTTTCTGCAAGGAAACTATCATTAGCTTCATAGAAAAATTCTCTTTCAATCTTATCATTAATAAACAAACGAACAAAGTTATAATTAACAGGTCTATCTGGGTCATGTGCTGGATTAAGACCATAAAGAATATTAAGAGTAATTCTTGTTCTTTCTCCTTCTGCCCAACTAACATTTTGATCATCTCTAACTCTAGAATTTTTAGTAAGCATAGCAGCTTCAAGAGCTTTCATCTCAAAGCCATAAATATCACCATCGATAGGATGAGTAGTACCCAATTTAATAACAGTTTCTTCTTCATCAAGTACATTATATGCTCTAAAATCAATTTCAAGAGTCATATTTTTACCTGTAAGACCTGTAGGAGAACCACTAGGATTGATAAATTGAGAAAGAGGATTATATTGAATTGTCAATTTCCTATTAGCAGGAATATGTAAAGCTCTAACTTTTTCTGCACTAGCAGATGTATCATCTACATTTTTATTGACAGCCATATAACCATCACTTTGCATATCAAAATTAACCCAAGTAGATGGTACTATAGCATCATTTGCTTCGTTTATAATGGTCTGAGGATTTTCTTCATCGTTACTTCTATTAGCAGGAGAAAGAATAAATTCTGCTCCTTTTACAGGTGCAAATTGAGCATCATTATTAATAGTAAAATAAATTCTATCAGACAACTGATTACCATTTTCATCTTCTGCAATCATATAAGCATATTTAACATCTTCTTCAATCTCAAGAGATAAATCTGTTGTTAAACTGTACTTAATATTATTTCTAGCAGTAAACTCCCAAGCATTAAGAACCTCATTAGATGTACTATCCTTAAGTTTAAATATTACACCAAGTGTTTCTCCTGTTGTAAATACAGCATAATCGAAGAATTTAACATCTGTATAGTTATCAAGAACAGAATTGACATTGTTAATAATAACCATGTCAGAAGAACCTGCAACCATATATTGAGATTCAACAACATCTGTTTTAACTGTACTATCCCCATCTGCTTGCATATATGCTCTTACAGTATGTCTACCAGGAGTCATAACAGAAGCAGGAGCCGCATCAAATGTAAAATCTCTACCAGTTGTAAGATTAACATAATCTCCTAACTGAATAGCGGTACTATATTGAGATATGAATTGTGTACCTTTACCTGTACCAATTTCAATATACAAGGTTTTTGCAATAGCACCACCTATAAGATAATTAAGAGTAAGATAACTTCCAGTTTCTGGAATTTCAAAATTATCATTAAAGTACAATTGCATATTAACAACTTGAATAGTATATGTATACCACATACTACTAGCATTAGCACCTACGCCTCTCAATCTTACATAGTTTTCTCCTTCTGAGAGATAAGAAGAAATATCTATATTTTTATAAGTAGACGCATTAGCCGTTATATTAGTTACAGGTCTTGTAATCCAAGGATTATCAAGAGATGTCCTAGTTTGAATTTCTATAGTAAGTGGTTCGGCAACTTCTTCTTCTATACCTCCAGGATGAATAACAATACTTGTACCTTTTACAGGTATTTGTACATTATTATCTTTCGATATAGCAGGAGGTGCAACCACATTCAAAGCCACATTAAATACATCAGTAGTTCCAATCTCTTTAAGTTTTTCTTTAAGAGCATCTTCCACTTCACCTTTGGTATGACCTTCCCAAGGTTCATTGATAACATCAACAATCTCAGCCATAATTATTTAATTTTAATTATTACCATAATTCTTTTCTTTTCCAAATATCTTTTCTTCTCCAATATTTAGAAACTGCAATCCAAACTAAAGTAAGTCCTCTATAAACAGCAGATATAGTCTTACTACCAAGTTTAACCGCAGACCAATCTTTTAATCCTGTCATAATACTTACTTTTTATACAGGCTCTTCTTCTTCCTCTTCAATGAAGTAAAGAGTATTTTCATCAATTTCCTCATCTAGAATCATTTGATTATACTCAGCTTCTGTACAGCTAAGAAGAGAATATCCATGTAATTGATTTCTTAAATTAACAACTTCTTGCGCAATACCAATTGCTTCTTGTTGTTCAGGATTAAGCATTGAAATCGCATCATATAAATCTTCAAGGGATTTATCGATACGTTTTTTAATATCTTTTAATTGCTTAGTTACAACTTGTTGAGCAATTGCTACTTCTGGATTATTACCAAGTTCATTTACTACTGTTACAACAGAATTAGTAGGTCTACCAAAGCAAATCCAATATTCTCGATTTGTAATAGGTGTTCCAGCAGGTACTGGTTTTCTACTTAAATATACATTACCATCTGTTGCACGTTCGGTAATAACCAATCTATCATATTCTTTATCGATATTCCAATAGTCTTTTTCAACACTAATGGAAACTTTACCTAAATTAGTCTTGACTGCCTCCATAATATAATTCTTTTGTATCAACAGCAGTTTCCCCATTATATTGAATAACTACTGTAAATTTATGATCACCAACCTGTAAATCATCTATTTCTGTAAAACTATTAATAGGTTCATCGTCAAAATAAAGACTACAAGTAGTTTCTTTAATATCTATCTCAATTCCATTATATTTGGCATAAATATCAGCACAAGGTAATCCATAATGATATGTAGGAATAATGAGGACTTCCAATCCACTTTCTTCTACGGGGGTGCCATCTGGAGCACTATTATCTTCTGGACCTAACCTGAAATGTTCATCAAAACCATTATTAAATTTATGCTCAAATAATTCACCATTATCAGGGTCAATTTCAAACTTAGGTCTTTCACCACAAGAAACAAGTGCCTGAATATGACCATCTTCATCAACAGGAAATATAAATGAAGTTGAATTATCGTGACCTTGATATATTTGATTAATCTTAGCTTTAATATACCTAATAAGAGTTTCTGCAAGTTTTTCTTTTCCAAGTTTCCTAGCAGCAACTGCAGCATTAAACATATTATAACATTCAATGACACTAGAATTTCTGTCTGTACAAGATGCTTTACAATCTTTGAGCATTTCTTCACCATAATCAGCAAGCATTGCTAAAATACGATGATATACACAAATATAGTCAGCAGGAATTGTAACATATACATATTCTAGTTCTACTTCTTTAAGTTTGCTCATAGTTTTAAAACTTTATTATACAGACTATCTAACTTATCTTGTTGTTCCTTAGAAAGAACATCTATATTCTCGTAAGCATCTATAAGAATAGAAGTATAATCCAAAATAGTTATTTTGTTTTTGTTTGGAATATAACCTTCTTCAAATAGAACTGTAATACAATCAGCAATGCCCAACATTCTATCATCTAGAATGTCAAGCATTGCTGACTTATTTATTGACTTATACAACATAAACGTTATGTGTTAAAGGTCTTATTTGAAACATAAGTAGAATATTTACTTATGTATATTCCAACTCTATTATTAATTTGAGTAATTCGGGATATAGAATCTTGTCCATCATATACTATATCAATAATAGCTTTGGTAAGTTCATCAATCCATTCTTCTTTTAATCTTCTTGCAACATTTGTTTCGTTTATTTCATAATCTGAAAGAATGGCATACAACTTATAATATTCTGTAGAAACTAACTTAGTTATATTATCTAGAATAAGTTGTCTATTTTTCTCAATATTATTATGAATTATAATTAATTCAATTTCTTGAGATATATTAGCACCAAGTGCTTTAAATCCTAAATCAATAGTATTCTTACACTTATGTGCTTCTTTTCTTTCAGCATCTTTAAAAATTTTATCTAAAACTGCATTAAGCTTTACAATGTTTGCAGTATTTTCTTTTATAGCTGTAGCCATTTCAATAAGAGGTTTATTTTTATCCCTCTGTTTGAAAAAACTAATAAGTTGAACAATCAAAGTATAACATATAAAAACTCCACTTGATATTGCTACAGTTATATAAGAAGAATTACGAATACTCTCATCAATAATTTGATTAATTGCTTGAAAGTCATTCATATTATTAACTTCTCTACGGGGAAGCACTATTTAAATTAGCTCCCCCGTAGAAGAATGTTGAAGATTAATTATTTATTAAAGTGGGTCATAAAGTGTATCTGCTACTTCTTTAGTAAGGAAACCAGTGCCAGGTTCGGTAGTAGTAGCACCTGCAGCAGCAACAGCATTCTTAGTAGCATTGTCACTAAACTTACCTTCAGGAAGAATAGCATTCAAGCCAGAAAGAGCACTAGATGCTGTAGAACCATCAGCTTTTGTAAGTGGAATAGCAATATGAACATACTGCCAAACACGCTCATTAAGCTGCTTTCCAGCATCACGCTTAGTAGCAAAATGAAGATTGAAAATCTTGTACCCCTTAGTACTAGAGCTACCACTACCAGCAGTATTCATTTCAAGGTCATCTTCAACAGCCTCTGGATAACCAGGATAAAGCTCCTTTCCATCCTCTGCAAGAAGATTAAATCCTTTACCTGCTGCACAACGAGATGCAAGATCTTGGATATAAGCCTTATCACCTATAGCTTTCTTACCATGTGTAAGAGAAGAAGTAGATGTACCTGTAAGCTCATCTGCAAACTTAATTTCCCAATCTTCACCAGGATTCTGACAAGTAATAGTAACATTAGCACCAGAACCTGTAGCTACAAATGGGAATAAATCATTTGTCTTAGCATTAATTGCAGAACGCATTGCTGCAGCTTCTGTATTGGTTGTAGTAGAACCTGCTACAATACTTGTACGCCAAGTAGAACGTTCATTAAGAACAGTACCCTTCTTAATAAGAACTACAGTATATTCCTTACCTTTAACAGGAGTTGGGAACACAAATGTAGTTGCAAATGTAGCACCCGCATATGGAAGGGTATGAGTGATTTCAAGAGTAGAAATATCTACCTCAGGAATCATAAATGGAGCCTTACCAGCACCACGACCAAGCACAATACCAAAATTCTTTGTAGGTGCAGCAGCAAGCAATGAACTACCTGCTTTATCTCCACCACATTCAAAGAAAGAAATAGCACCAGCATCCAAACCGCTGAAATCATAAGCGGTAACAGAAGAACCAGCATTAAGTGCTTTAGTACTATTAACGATTAAAAGTTGTTTCATAATTTATATAAATTTAATATTGTTTATTGATAACCTTCGTTCCTATAATTATTTCTTACATCTTCTCTTTGTTGAGCTTGTTCACTAGCCTGTGATGCAGCAATACCTCCACTAACTGCTGCTCGATACAAGTCAACAGCATGTTTAAGAATATCAACGTGCATATAATCAGGTAAGTCACAATCTACATTTTGACCATTAATATCTTCGCTATACTTAACAACTGCTGGTTTAGCAATATAAGATATACGAACTACATTTGGTACAAGATTATTATCTAAGAAATAACCAGTAGTTTCATTACCATTAAGTTTACCTAAGTAAATTTGTAAATTGTTATTTACAATAATGGCAATAGGACTACGAAGTCTAGGTCGAAGAATAAAATCGTTCAAAGTATCTGCTAAATAAGCATCATCTATAAGACGAATAGGGAACAAATTAGACTTAAAATTGTTCAAATATTCAATAGTAGTACCAAGACCAGTAGCAGCATCTACATAATCTATAGAAAAATCTACAAGGAAAAGATAATCCGCCAAAGTTTCTTTGAGAGAAACAAGACCATTATAATGGTTTTTATTTTCAAACTCAAAATTACTATAAACAGCACTATCTACAACCAAATATCTACCCTCACTTGTATGAGATTCAAAATAAGTTGCATCCAAAGTTTTTAAAACTGTAGTATCTTCGTACAGTTTAACAACAATTTCTTCAACATCTTCTGCATCTCTTAAATATACAAGCATGAATATATAAATATTATTTGTAGTAGCATCACTTATGCCGACTGCACCAGCTTGTACATTATGACCTAATTTGGCAAATTCTTCTTTAATATATTCATTAAGTGGTTGATTAACAAGAACATTTACATTCTTAATCAACTCCATAGGAATATCAATAGAATCTGAACCAATAGTCAAACGTACTTTTGTAATATTAGACTTTGATTTTCCACTACCAAGACTAACGGTTGCTCCATATGTAGTAGGAGTTTGAGAACCTTCAGGAGGAGCAAGTCTAAAATATTTACTCTGTTCTTGATATTTAACTTCTTTAACCTTATAGAGATGTTTAAGAGCATTAATTTGTCCAATTTTAGAATTATCTGTAATAATCCTATCATTGGTAATACCAATATTTTCACGAATAATTTGGTTTACAGTATCAGTGATACTCGTATTGATAAGTATATCAATCTGTTCGGGAAGAATAGCTCGAACATTTTGCATACCCATTTGTTGAGCATACTGCCTAAACCATATGTGCATATCACTGATATTCATAACTCAAATATATTAAAGTGCTTTAAGTTTATTTTCATAAGCCTCACGAACTGCTTTATTGTCAGGATTATCAAAATAAGCTACTGCTTCATTGATATTACTTCCAATAAATGTTCCATCAGCATTACTAATTTGTTGATTAAATTCAGCTCTAATAAGTTCTCCTCTAGCAATGAGAGTTTCAATAAATGACTTAGTAATACTATGTTTGTCCTCAAAGAGTTTATTGAACTTATCTGGATAATTGTTTACAAAATCCATAAGAGCAGCTTCTTGTTCATCTTTAGATTTAAGAAGAGCATCAAATACGTTGCCATTGTTTGCGACAACCATATTGATATAAACTGCTGTACGTTTTGCGTCACTACCATTAAGTTCGATAAAGTTACGCATTGCAGTTTTCTTCTGAAGAATAAGTTTCTTTTGCTTTTCAGCTTCTCTTGCTTCATTCTTAATATAAAATCTAAGAGAACTATCAGCATTAATAAGTGCAATATCTTTAGCTACATCCTTGTAAAGAAGACAATGACGATACATCAGATATTCTTGAAGATTATTAGGACGACCATACTTATGCTTAATTGATTCAAGAGTATTCATTGCATCTACATAAACACGAATAGCATCCTTAATTGCAGATAAATCAGCACGATTAACTTTATCATATGCCTCATTAATCTTATCTTCTTCTGCTTGAATCCTAAGATAATCCTTCTTATGTGTATAAATAAAGGTAGTATCTAAGGTTGTATCGTTATCACTTACATTAAACTGAATATTACTCAAATAAGCCTTAACTCTACTAACAAAATCTGGATTGTTTGGAGATAATCCAATAAGTTGTGGAAAATAAGCTTCAACTTCTTCACGGTTAGAAGAAAGAATTTGACAGGAAGTAACAGAACTACCAATCACATTCTTTCTAGCACCAAGAGCTCTACGATTAGCATTCCTAAATGCACTATAATTATGCACAGGACTAATTGTTACACTTCGTTTATCAATATATTGAGCCTCTAAGTCATCTTCTACTTTTGGAGCAGGTTTATTTCCATTATTGAGTGTAGCAGCAGAAGTAGGCACTGTTGGCATTTGTTTAATTTCTGTACTCATAATATTAATTTTATCAGTATTAAGTTAAATTAAAGCACACATTTAAGTTGTAACATCTTAGTGGCATTATTCACTTGCAAACCATAAGAGTTCTTAATCTCATAACGAGATACATCAACATCGGTTGCAAGAGAATTAGATGGAACTGCACCCCAAGAAGCTGGAATAGGAGTAAGACCTTTAATTACACCAGCATGATAAATTTGACCCTTCTGACGTACCTTACGAACGTTACGTACACCATCATAAGTACTCATATCAAGTAAGAATGCTTGGTGAGAACTCATAGGACGATTAGTACGTGGGTGAATATTACCGTTAGCTTTATCATTCTCAGCAAGAGAACCATGGTCAAGGAATGACAAATGTTGAACTGTAATAATATGATTATCTACAGTCTTATAACGACGGAAATACTTACCATAAGAAAGACCACCATTAAAGTTCTCAATCATCTTATCACCAAGAGGAGTAGCAAAACCTTCTGCACGAGCATCGTTACGGATAGCCATATCAAAGTCTTCCATAAAGCCTTTACCACCCATCAGAACAACTTCCATCTGACCAGTATCAGTATCTTTGTCAAGAACATCACCAATAGTGCGTTCAATCTTATTCAGAGTAAGAACTTCACCATAAGTATCATAGTTGCTTTCACGACAAATTTCTTGCATACCAGCAGTATGAGGAATTGGCTGACCATTATCAGGATCAACAAGAGTTACTTCACCATTCTCAGTACGGTTATATTCTGCAAGCCAAAGACGCTCTTCATCCATAATACGAATCATAAGGTCATGCTGACGCATTTCCTCATTAATCCAAAGATTAGTAGTACCTCCACCTTTTGTCTTAAATTCATAAGTAACAATAGTGTTAGAAATATTACCAGCAATCTCTTTAGAATAACGGTGAAACTCAAGTTGAGAGGTCATCTTACCAGGACCCATAACATTACTTCTATTACCCTTAGAATAACTCTCAGGAATAGTAGGAGCAGTCATTGTCCAATATTTACCAACTGCAAGATTAGCTGCATCTACAAAAGCATTAGGATTAGGACTAGTAAGCTTAAGGCGATAAACATAACCACCATGAGTACCAGGACCAAGATCCTTCATAATACGAACTTGGGTATGACCATCAGGAGCAATCAAACCAAATTGTTCAATAAGCCAATGAGTACTAAATTCTACATCGAACATAGCACCACCCTTACCTGGAGTAGTATTAGAAGAATTAAACCAAATAACACTGTCATTAAACTTAGTACGACCCATAGTCTTCCAAGTCCACTGAACAGTATCAATATCTACTACACCAACACTACCTTGACCTTCAGTCAAGAATGTAAGCGGAAATCTATCATCATCTTGACCATAAGTATAGGTAAGAATGTTATTAATTTCCGCAGGTTTAGACAACATAAGATGAGCAATGGTTTCTTCATTAGAATAACCACGGTCATCATAATTACCACGAGATACTTCTCTAAGTGCGTACATAATTAAAATTGTTTATTAAGTTAAATAATTAAGATTTAAAGAAGAATATCTTCCATACTAGTCTTACCACCAGCTGCTTTATTAATCTTAATAGTTTTGGTATTACGCTGTTCTTTAGATTTAAGACGCAAGTTCTTAGCTTTCTCATCATTAACTGCCATAGCAACTAAATCTTTATAAGAACCACCTGTAAACATTAACCAAGCATCGAGAAGTTCTCTATTAAGAAGTTCTTCATCTGTAAGACTATTTAAATCTTTTTGATAACCTGTCATTCTGTTACCTTCAGCATCTGTTTCAACTTGCCTACTTAGATAGTTATAGAAATCATTAGTGGTTAAAGTCACCTTTGTTCCATTTACTTCCTTAATAAAACTTTGTGGAAGTTTATATCCAGCAATAACTCCGCTTTCAATAACTTTATTAACATTAGTCCAATAATTTGTTACAGCTTGTTGTTCAGCTAAACGTTGTTGTTTAGCAGTTTCTTCAATTTTAGCACGGTAATCTTTATCTTTCTGAACAAGTGCTTCTAATTGAGCCTTAGCCTCATCATAAAGTCCACCGCTAGATTTAAGATATTTAATATAATTATCGTTGAGTGATTTATTACCAAACTCGGTAGCAGCCATACGAATAACATATTCAAGTTGCTGCTCATTTTCTTTATCAAGTTGAATACCACTTCTATCTGGAATTTCACCAAATCCACGTGGAGTTCCCATAACTTGACAATAATCTACAAATTGCTTAACAAGAGGATTATCAGCATAAAACTTGTTAAGAGTTGCTTGTTGAATTTCACTACTCTTAAGTTCCATTACAGAATTAAGATATGACTTAACACCATTAGCGTCATTTGTAAATTCAACATCTTTACCTTCTTCATCTTGAACTGTTACACCGATAGCATCTTGAATTTTCTTAATATCAAATTTACCCTCAGCGTCATTATCATTTTCTTGTTCAAAACCTTTAAGCCATTCAGCAACTTCATCTGCTTTCTTAAAAACGTTCTTATCTTTATCTAAGATATTACCATCTTTATCTACAGTATAAGTTTCGCCTTCAAGTTCTATTGTATCTCCCTCTGAAAGCTCCCCCGTAGAAGAATTGCCATTGTCGCCTTCACCTTGATTTCTTTGATTACCTTCTTGAGAACCTTCTCCACCTTCTTGGCTACTACCTTGATTACCTTGATTACCTTGTTCACCAGAACCTCCTGCATTAACGTCTTGTTTTTCTTGACCACCATTTAATGCAGTGATGTCTTCTTGAGAACCACCATTATTTCCTTGAGTACCACCGTTACCGTTGTTACCAGTACCCTCTAAATCTAATGCACTTGCATCCATAATTTTAATACTTTGAAGATTAATACTTTTATTACTAAAGTTTTACTTGGTGCAAATATAGGAACTTTATTTCTTATACGCAAACAAATTTATGACTTTTAACACTACCAACATCAATTTTATTAGTACCAATTATACTCTATTCTATTATTATAGTAATAAGCGTTTTATACCCTGTATCAACATTAAGAGTGCATTTTTCGACACTTTGCACCACTATTGCACAAAAGTACAAAATGAGGTCAAATTTGCCTTCTACGGGCGTGCCTAATGAGATAAAATTTGCCAAAGGTATAAACTATCATCCACAAAATTTTATGCCCTTATTTGACAAAATTAAAATATTGTAGAAAATAATAGGTGCTTATCACTAACATTAATATTAGGATAAGCACCAAAATAACTTGGGAATGCACTAAGTTATCTATAGTTTACAAAATCAATAAGAAGAATATCTTTTTCAGTTCCTTTATTGAAAGTTGTTTTATTATGTAGCTTAGCATAAAGTCGCGGAATCCAATCATCAAGTAATTTAGGAGGTTTTACAGAAGCATAAACTTCTTCGCAAGAAGGACGCTCTTTAAATTCAAAATCTTTTTGATGATTATATAGATTTTCTCCACACCAAAACTTTATATTAGGAAATACATCAAGAAAATAATTACATCTATTTACAAAATATGATATATATAAAGGTTTATAATTCTTTTCATTACGAACTTCGTGAATAACTCTTACATAACAATCTCCTTTTCCATTAAGATAAATTAAATCTTGTAGGATTTGAGAATAAGAATATCTAAAGTTACATAATCCGTGAGCAACCATTGTATGACCTTCATCATCAAATTTAAGACGCAAATCAAAACAACGAACTCCAAACTGTTCATACTGTGTTTTAATGTCATAATCTTGACATTGTGCAACAAATCTAAATAACTTCATCCACCACTTTCTTGGTGTTAAGTAACTCCATGAGTTGTGACTACCTAAAATCATACTTATTTATCATATTTATTTTTATTTTGTTTAGCAATATTTACTCTAGCTTGAATATCTTCACGTTTAACTTGTCTATCAGCAGCTTTATTATACATATCCATTTGCAGTTTTTGTTTTTCAAAATTAAGTTTATCTGCATCTAAACGTTCTTTATTTGCTGCACTTTGTTCTGCAAGACGTTGTTTTGCTTGTCCAAGATAATCATCTTGCACCCCCATAGAGAGCATTGACATATCAACATCTATATATTTAAGTTGAAGTTCATATTGATATTTAAGTTCTTGAGTCTTTCTATCTTCTTCACCTTTGGCTTGAATTTCTGCAATTTTATTTTGGAGTTCTTCTTGTTTTAGCATCTGCTCCATTTGTTGCATCTGCTCTTCGTGCTGACGTTTAATTTCATCATATTTGTCAATGGCTGCACTAATTTGAGTAATATTGTCACCAACTATAGCTTCTTTAGCCATTTGTAAATCTCCATTTTGTGCTGCACTAAATGCCCATTGTTTAAGTTGATTAAGTTTATCAATTTCCTTTGCATCATTCTTAACAATAACACCCAATTGAGAATACAAATAAGAATCAACATCAAGACTTAAATAACGCTTTTTACGAAGATCATCATAATAAGTTGTATCAAGACCATCAATATATGCAAATTTAGCAAAATCTAAATCACGAGTATAATCCCTAGCACGCATTTGGTCAAATATTTCAGTAATAATAACACTACCCATAGATGACCTAGCAACAGCTTCTTGTGTTGTAGCAGCACCAGCAGATTGTGCAATTTCACCATATCGTTGCATATTCATATCAACAATCTCTCTAGCACCTTGTTTAACTGCTTCAATAAGTTCTGTTAATTGTCTAATATAGTCACCCATATTAGCATTAAGCATACGAATTTGTGCAGCCTTTTGAGAATTTGCATCCTCACTATCATCTACAAGTAATACACCATCTGCTGCCATTTTATAAATTCTATCTTCTGTATCATCTGCAATAAGACTTTCAGGAAGAAGAAGAATTAACATTTTATTTTTAGCAATTACCATTTCACGATGATAAATAAAGATATTACGCATAATTTGATATGGAGTAATAAGTCTAATAATACTAAACTCTCCCATCATTGGTAATACTTCCATAATACCATTATAAGGTAATTTACCATCTCTTTGATAAGCAATAGGTCTAGCTTTTATTGGATATACAGCAGAAGTTCTATTACCAATACGATAACCTTCATAAACTTGAGGCTCATATTCCCATTCTACTTTAATATCCCCAGCAGCAGGATTTAACTCATAATCTTCATCAACAATTTTAGTTGTTTCAAAACCAATTTCGTTGATATAAGTAACTATACCCCTACGAGCTTCACCTCTCCAAACTGTATGCCATACTTCAAAAAGATTAGTATTTTCATCATAAGGACTAATAGAGTTCTTTCTAAAGAAATCTCTTTCATCTTTACTAAACTTCTCACAAACTTCTGGATAATATTCAAAATATTGATTATAAAGAAACTTTGTTTTAGTACTTGCACCATTATCCTTATAATATTTCTCAAGATATTCTCTATCTTTTTCAGTAAGATAATTATCAAACATATCAATAATTTGTTGATATGAAAGCATTATCTTTCTAGCAAACATATCATGGTCTTCAACAAAGAAATTATTATTTGGAATAGGGAAGGCTTCAATTACTGGGACATTCTCTTTAATAATCTTATCACCATTGATTTCAGAATAAGTATAACATTCACCTAATGCTACATAATTAAAAAAAGCAGAAAGATAAATAATTGCATCCTGTGTTACAGAACGAATATAACCAAGCATATCTTGAGCTTGTTTAGATTCATCATCAATATACTTTTCTTTAAAATCTTCAACAAACTTTTCAACATCAGGCATTTGTTGTTGCATAAGTTCTTGAGGATTAGCATTTGGATCTTGTTCAACTTGTCCTTGAACTTGTTGCATAATTCTTTCAAGTTCTTGTTTAAATGCTTGTTCAGCCATCATCATAACTTCTTGATTAAGCTTAGCATTTCTTCTAAGAACGATATCAGGATTATTAGCAGAAGCAATAAACTCATGAATACCTTTATAATATTCTGATACAAAACGTCTAATAATATCAGACATTATATCAAAATTTCTCATAGTAGCAGGAAAACGAGTATACTTTTCATTGTTACTATTATAAGGATTAAGAGTCTTTTTATAGAACTCATTAGGAATATCACCATGAAGAATATTAAGTTTAACCTCATCTTCTACACGATTATTAAGAGATACACCTAAATCTATAATATAATCTATACAATTTGCATACCAAGAAGGTCTTTGTTTCTCGGCATATCCAACTCTTTGAGTAGGAAAATATGTACTAAAATGTGGTATCATAATATTTTAAATTTATTAATGTTTCCATTTTGCAGCATTTTGAGCAAATATTGCTCTTTTACGAGTAAGAGGATTCTTACTATGTGTTAATTCTTCTGTAGTTTTACCAGTACGTTCTTTTGTAGCATTAAATTTGCCACGATTTTCAGGATTTATATGAATAGAACCACCAGATTTAAAATTCTTTCCATGAGTTCTAATATAATCAAAATATGGCTGAGGAAGAATATTATCAGCATTTAACCCTAATTGTACATTTTTTGAAAAACTAGCAGGATTTTCACCATCAAGTGTTGTAGTTACTGTAAATGGTACTTCTGCATCTAATGTAAATGGTTTACCTCCCATAATCGGACCCATTTCAAAATTTGCAGCTTTATTATCTAAGTATTGTACAAGTTTATTATTTTTTATAATATCCTCATATTGACCATATCTTAGCTTATTTAAAAATTTACCACCAAGATTATTATATCCAAATCTACCAAGTGTAGTTCCAGGTTTATATAAAGTATTAAATAATTTTCTATATGTTTTATCTGCACTTTTTTCTACACTTTTAAGAACTCTATTAGTTAATCTATCGTGTTCTCTACTAAAAGGATGAAGATCCCAAACATCTTTCATTTGATGTATAGCAAATCTTTTATTAGAATCAGAACCTATACCATATCCAAAATCTACAATTTTACTATTTGTACTTAAATTACCACCATTTGAAGTAACCCAATCTACACTTTCTTCTGGTTTTAATGGAAAGTCTACAATTTTATTAACTTGTTTTAAATATGGAACATTATAAGAATAAGTACCATCTGCATTTTTAATATAAATAGGTTCTCTTTGACCTAAACCTAAATACTCTCTATATGCTGCATCTCTATATCTTAAAGGTGCTCCTTTTTGTCCAGGCCTATACCTAGCTTCATACCAAAATGGATATTCATTTGTATTTGGTACTTTATTCTCACTTAAAATTTTTCCACCAACATATTTTAATCTTTGTAAAGGGGATGTATAACCAACAGGAGGATTATACATATAAAAGAATTTATTTCTATTCTTTATATTATTACCTATTATACCCCCTTTAACTGCACCTAAATTTCTAATAGGATTTAAAAATTCAGCAGCATCTTCATTGATATCCAAAGCAGATGCTATATTTTGTGCTATAGTTTTATTATTTACTTTCTTAGATAAATAATCTGTAGCTTTAGCACCACCTTCTCCTAATAATAAACCACCAATAGTTTGCAATGGATTCATAAGAGCAGCTACACCACCAGCTATTGTAGGATATGTTACTAAAGGACTAGTTTTATTATTTTTAAGATAACCTACAATATTATCAGTTAATCTCCTTTGCCAACTTCTATCATCTTTAGAAATTGTACCATAATTTGGTTGATAATCAAAAGGTACAAGTCTAGCAAAAGACTTAGGAGCTTTAGCACTAACTACAACTTCTGGAAGATTACTATTTGATGCAGTATAAATATAATTATCTGCTTCATCTAAATGTCTTTTAGCCATAATTTAAAACCAATCTCGTTTAAGAATATTTACTTCATTATTATTATCTTTAAGTTTCTTACGTTTTACAAGTTCTTTAGCGGCTTCAATATCACAAAGACGCCAACGAAGTGCTCTCATAATCATTTCAGAAACTCGGTCAAAGTTACCAATAGCATTCCATTTTTTAAGTTCAAGTATTGCTTGATAATCATAAATAGTTTGGAAGAAATAAACATCATTTCCTAAATCATCTTTACCTACTACAGAATAAAGCATTTCTTTAAGTAAACGAAGACCCTCAAGTCTTTTTGTTCCTCCACCACTACCATCTCCACCTCCCATGTTAATACCATAAGTTGAACTTACTGCACCTTTAAGAGAAGTATCCCAAATACTAACTGGGTCTTTCATTAAATATTTTAGTGCTTTCCATTTTGTAAAGTTACTTACAGTTTCACCACGGTTAATTTCGACAGCAACTGTTCCAATACAATTATAATATCTTGCCAAAAGATAACAAATCCAATCTGCTTCTTCCAGTTTTTCAGGTCTACCATAATAGGCAGCAACACAAGCAGTTTTAAATCCATTATATTGGCAAGGTTCCATCCATACACGAATACTGTTATGAGAATGTTTATTAGTAATTAATTTATTTTCTTTATTTACACCTACGGGGTCATAACTTATAGAATAAATTCCTGGAGGAGTTCCCATTCTAGGATTACCATCTTTATCTGTATATGGTATTTGAATTGGATTAAACCATTTTCTTACACAACCGTGAGGATGTTCATGTCCTTTTCTTGGAACACCTTGTATCCATTCAAAAAATTCTTCATTATGTTTACCACCTTCGGCTTCTATACGACTATTAGTCTTAAATATAACTTTATGTTTATTTTGCGGGTCTTCCATAACCATGCCATCAACATAAAATTTAAATTGATTGTCAGTCCTAAGTCTTTCTTCCCAAGCTAAAAGCTTTTCACTACTAAAGAGATTCTCAGTAGTAGAACTGAAAGATTCACTAGGCATATTAGCATATTGACCCAAATAATTTATATAGTCTGCAAATGTTTTAGCAGTTTTTCTCTTATCTTCACGTTCATTAAATGCAATATGAAGAGCAATTTCAAGATTAGAATTACCATCTTCATCCATTGCATATTGGTCACCTATTTGACCTTGAAGTCCCCAAGCATACGGCTTAAAATAACCGCAAACTTCATTTCTACTATCTTTATCCCAAACATTTTCAAAACACATGAAATGATTAGCTTGAGGAGCATAAAAGTTTTGTTCAAATACTTGCATATTACCACTAGTAGCAGTACCCCAACAAAACAAATTACCTGTAACATAACTACCTGTTCTCATTGCAGGTTCTGTTACAGCCATAAAGTCATCAAAGTTATCCATAGTAGATAACTCTTCGACTTTAACCTTCATTGCATCTTTACCAATAGCACAATCTGGATTATTCATTGCAGATACACTAAACAATGAACTATTCCAAGATTTTGGAGATACAAGACCATTAGTAAGTTTAAAACCTAATCTATAACTTTCTTTATCTGTAGAAAGAATACCTCTTACGAACGGAGTCTTAGTTTCATAAAAACGTAAATTATTGATAGTAAAATCAGTAAGTCCTCCAGTTGCCGTAAGATATTTTTTATCAGCTGCAACATGAATACAAGTTTTTCTAGCGTTAAGATTTATGTCATTAGCACTATCGGAAGCCATAATATAAGAGAATCCACCACGACGAGTTTTATCTATAATAAGATGAAAACCATTTCTAACAGCAAATTCCATTATATGCCAAGTCCAAAATTGTGCATCTATAAACTTTGGAAAATCATAATGTTTTCTACCAGTTGAGGCTTTATTTGTAGCTTTAGCAGAAGAAGTATCAAGTTGTTCAATCATGGTATAATTAAGGTAATTATACATTCCACCTGTAATACGAATATTACAAATCTTACCACCCCTCATTAAACAAGGGGCAGTAAGACCATATCTTCTTCTATGCTCTTCTCTTTTTCTAAATTGTCTGTGAGGAATACTATCTGTTTTATAAGGAGTATATTGTTTATACTTTCTATAAAAATCAGCAACCTCAGTAAAGAGATGAGTATTTACAAACCTATCATCATAATCGATATTTAAAAGAAATCCACCACTATCTCCAATAAGGAATAAATCATCAGGATCATCATATCCAGCATCTTTAGCATGAACATAATGATTTTTATCCTCTTTTATATAATTGAGGAAAGGATACTCTTCAATATATTTTTCTATATTCTCCATCTTAAAAAAGACTTACAAGGAGTGCAATAAAAGCACCAATCGAAGTAACACCTAACAAATTTCTTTCTCTTTTGACTCTTTTAATATCTCGCTTATGATTTTCCACCAAATTATCAATCCGTAGATTAAGACTATTAATGGCGATAGAATCATTGCTAACAATAGTTCTGTAATTGCGATTGATTTCCTGTTCATATTTAAGTTCTATCATTTTACTATTTGCAATCCTTAAATCAGAATATGCAATAAGAACACTATCATTAGTAGGCTCCCCCGTAGAAGAGTGGATACTATCATTATCACTCTTTGACCAACTCATAGAAGAGTGCAAGAGTACTATCATTACTAAGATTACGAACTTTAATAACTTGTTCATTTTTTTCAGTATTTAAATGTTCAATTATAATTTTAGTATTATTATTCTCTCTAATAATAGAATCAACTCTAACTATTTCTTCTACGGGGGAGGTCGTTGGAATTTCTTCTTCTTTATCAAAAAAAGCTTTATAAATTCCATAACCTGCAAATATTGCAAGAAATATTAACAGTAATATGATTGCAATGCTAAATGTATAGCCTATAATGTCACGAACTTTGTCATTCATACTAAATCCTCTTCTTTAACAAGAGTATATGTAAATGTTTTACCATGACCATTTTCAATTTGTTTATTAGCTAAATACATAAGATTTTGGAAATCTTGATAATTAGCAATAACTTGACAACCTGCACTCCAATTATTTACATATTTACTTGCTTGTCCAGCCTTATGAATGTTGCAACCAAAAATACCTTCATCAATAGTCTTTGGTTCAAAATCATAAGTCATATCTTTATTTTTATCTCTATAAACCTTAATTGGTTTACGTTGGCAAAGAGCTTTATATTGTCCTTTATGAAGAGCAATTTGATAAGCACCTCTATATTGACCTGGAACTATAATAGCTGTACCTTTATCGTTCATAGGTTTAAGCATAAAATGAGTACCAGGATCTGTAGTAGCAGGATAAATTTTCCTAGTTTCTTTACCATTTGGAGTATTATAAATAATTACAATATAGTCATCAAACAAGTTTGTAACTTTAGTACCACTAGTACGTACTCCAATAATATTTAAGTTATATGCTCCATTCTTAAAGAAGGCATAACCTTTTTTCTTAAAAAGACTTTCAAAATCATAAGTTGAAAGTTTAACAGCAAGACTATTTTTCATAATTTAAAATAATTCTAATTGTGTATTAAGTTTTCTTTCTTCTGCTTTAAGCTTTAATGCTCTATCGTTAAGAAGAGCAATAGCTTCATTTTTGAGATAATTAATTCTATGCCATTTAACAGTTTCTTCACCGTTAGGATCAATATGATAACCATCAACATCTCTGAAAGGTTGTCCATAAGCATTAAGTATCCAAGGACTTCCAATATGGCAAAGACCCAATCCTGTACAAGGAATACCAAGAATAGTTTCAGTCATCAAAGCATATATGCTAAGCTGCATACTATAATGCATTCCATTACAATCATCTAAATGATTAAGAGGAGGAAGCATCTTTTCTGACTTTCTAACCCATTCATTAGTAAGTTGATTAGGTATAGTTGTTTTATCTTTTTTATAATAACCAGCTTCAAACTTAAGACCATCACGATTGGTCTTCCAATCTAGAATAACAAAATCAGTTGGTCTGTGACAGAGAATATCAATAGTACCACTAACTAAAACATTTGGTAAAAATGCACCAATTTCAGAATAAATTGTATAACCTCGTTCTGTATAGAAATCAAATACTCTATAAATTTCAGGATATTTGTTATTTGTAGCCTCTTTAAATTTCTCTACATCTAAAGGAGTTGGAATAAGTTTTGGAATGTCTGCTACTGTAATACATCTACCACTTTCAGCGTTGAAAAGATATTTGATAGCATCTTTAAATTTACTAACATCTTTAATAGCATCTTCAATACCATTATGTGTATGTGTACCACGAACACAAGCTTCATTCTTAATTCTTTCCCATTCTGCTTTTATTTGTTTTTCACTTTTACCTTGTTCTTTAGCCTTCTTATGTGCCCAATAATTAACATCAAATTTATTATGATAATTTCCTATAAGAGTTGTAACACTCAAATATTCATTACCATAAGTATCTGTATATTTATGAGGACCTTCATCAAAATACAAATAAATATCACTATTATGATAATTATTTTCCATTAGTCTAAAGATACATTATTTAATAACTCTTTTATTTTATTTATTTCATTTTCAAATTTATCATTATAATAAACATGAATTGCTTTAAGTTTATCTGCTGGTATTGTAACAAGTACTTTATAATATATTTGTATATAATGTAGAAACGGATCTATATAATATTGTTCTAATATTATATCATTTATTGTAAATGGTTCTCTAATATCTAATACTAAATTACCTATTTCAGTATATTTGGCATTAGATACTATTGTTTGACCTTTTTCAAAAGGTAAAGGATTTTCTACATGTATTAATACAGAACCAATTTCTTTAATATTTGTACAAATATCGTAATTATATGTAGTTTTCATAATAATATTATTTTAATTATCTTCAGCATCCATACTACTCAGAACTGCATTACCACCACGAGAGATTTCAGTTTCTTTTTCATACATAAGATTCTCTTTTGCTTCTTGAAGTTTTTTCATAATAGAAGGAAGTTCACTAGCCTTTTTATTAATATTATCTACCATACCAATTACAGTAGAAACTTCATCAAGAGTTAGAGAATTACTATTTAACTTCTCATTTAATAAATTATTTATAACACTAACACTTAGATTAATATTGTGGATACCTTGAAGTATATTTTCCACAACTCTACCTGCTTCTGTTATATTTTGTTCGTAATATCTTTTTATTAGTCTAATTACAAGAACATCAGGAATATAACTCTTTTCAAGACCTGCTTGTTCAATAGCCATTTTAAGTGCTTCTGGGTCACTAAGACCTGATTGCTTAGCAGGAGATTTTGGATCACCTAAATAATAAATAACAATACATTCTGCAATATATTTACTTTTATCTTTAGTTTTATCCCTTGTATAAAGTTCTCTTACATCTCTATCAATTAATTGTCTAGTTGTAGGAGGTTTGGGCATTCCTGAATCATCTATTGTAATCAGATTGTCTATTAACAATTTGTTATTAATCATATCCGTGATAAGCTTTAAAATCTTCAGTAAGAGGATCTAGAGAACCAAACGTATAAACAGTAATTCTTGCTCTATAATCTCCTTTGTTTCGTTTAAGATAATTATAAAACTTATTATATCTATTTACCATAATAGTTAGAAGATAGTTATAAGATTTCTCAAATCTTTCACGTTGTGCATTATATTGATTAAGTTGTTTCTTAAACAATACATAACTATCTGTATCTAAATTATCATAAGCATCTTTAATAAGTAATTGCTGTTCATCAGATTTTAGTAATTGTTTAGCTCTAGGAACTCTTATATTACCAACATAAGGAATATTAGCCCATCTACCTTCTCTTAGAAAATTAGCACAATCTAGTTCACAACGCTCAACAATAGCCAAAGCTACATCCTTATCTTTGATGTTCTTTTCAATAGCTTCTATAATATCGCTACGTCTAACAATGTGAACCTCATATCCTCCATTAGGAAATTTATATGCTTTTTCCATAAAAGAAAATGTTTAAAATTTTATGCGTTAGCACCCCCGTAGAAGAAAGTGCATAGTATGAACTTAGTCTAATACAATATTATTAGCAGTAATAACTTTTACAAATGGATCTTCAAACTCAGCTTTATCTTCAGTAATATCACCATGAATAGCACAATTTGGAATCATCTTGAACTCTACAGTATAAATAGTTTCTCTATTAAGAAATACCTTCTTTCTAAGTTCTTCATCACCACTAATCATAGATAAAACTTTACCTGGAGTAATACTATTCTTTGCAGAAACAATATGATTACCCATCGCAATGTCACTTGGAGCAACAATAATAGGTGTACCACATTCCAATCCTTCAAGATAAATATCATCAGCATTGGTTCTAACAAACAAAGAAACTCCAGCAACAGTCTGATTATTCTTTTGCTTACTATTAAGAAGCATTGCAAAGTTATCTTTAAGAACTAACGCAATAAGAGAATAATTAGGTGCAGGAGTAATACCACTTGTAACAGCCATAAGCCATTCCTTTGTAATTTCACTAAGTTTTGTAGGAACATTAAGTGTTACTTTACTGTCATTAACTTTAACTTCAAGAGTTTTCATAATAGTAATTGTAATTTGAATTAAACGTAATAATTTGTTATTAGCATACCTGTTATTGGTATTGGTTGCAAAGGTAGTAATAATTATAATAATAAACAAGCATTTAATAGTATTTAACATACATTAATAATAAAAATATTGTAGAAAATTATATTAGTATCATTATGTAGAAGAATAATAAAATCTATATCAAAATCAAGTTAGATTTTCTATAATAATCCTATAAACTTTATTCTAAAATAATGTTAAAACACTTGCATATTAAAAATAAAAATATTATATTTGCATCATATTCTGATGACATAGATGATTTAGGTTTTGAAGGTAATAATCAAGGTTGTGAAACTATTGGTTATATTTAAGGTTATTAAAGCAATAGTTAATACTCATTGTTTAATTTGAAATGTTAATAATTAAAGCTAATTACAATTAGTACTGACTGAGAAGTTGGTACTAATTTTTTATGTTATAATGTGAGAGAATATGAAAGTGATAATAAAGGAAATAGAAAAGATTAATAAGAATGAAATAATAAAGTTGAAATTAGGTATAATAGAGAACGAGTATATAGGAAATGGAGTTTATAAGTGAGAAATAAATATTAATTATAAAAATAATATAAATAAAGAATATTGTATTATATGTATGAGAGAAAAGGTATATAATGAAATGGAACTTTATAGATGAGAATAAGGTATCTATATGAAATATAAAAATAATAGTCATAGGAATAAACATAATAGAGAGAGGGGGTAATATAAAAAGGGAAGTTTATAACTGAAAGAGAGGGAATAGAAAAGATAAAAATTAAAAATATAAAGATGGGAATGAGAGTGTATATATAGAAAATGGAGGATATAAGTGAAAGAGAGGGCTTACATAAAGAATAAAATAAATGATAAATATAGAAATGAAAATGACAATAAAAGAGATAACATAGGTAAAATAATAAGGAATAGACATAAGAATAAATATGATAAAGAAAGAGATGATATAAAATGTGGAGTTTATAAATGTAAGAGAGGGGCTATCTCTACACAACCCCTCCTCGTGATACTCGTCGTCGAAGTCCCCCGTACTCATTTCCAACAATAAAAGTTTTGGCATATAATATTAATAACGTTTTTCCTTACGGAAATAATGTTAATTGTTGTATTGCTGGCGATGTCACACGTCAAGGATGTTGACACTGTTATTCACGTTCTAAAACCAACACATTATGCAGAACGTACAAGAAGTAGTACGCACACTACTCAAAAATGGTGCGAAGAGAATTGATAATGCAGTTGTTAAGACTGTTAGTGTTAATCGTCAGGAGAACTATGACAGAGTTGCTCTTACACTTGCTAGACCTGTTACAGGCTATATTCTCAATGAGAATACTGGCGAGTATAAGAAGAGTGATGATGTTCGTACTATCTTTGTGTCTTCTTTTAGCATTGGCGCAATCCTTGCTGACAATGAAGATTCAGCATTTGCTAAAAGGTTTCTCATGGAGAAACCACAAATGTTGGAACTTGTATTGTCATATGCAAAGGTAGACATCCTGCAAGAAACTGTTGAGGCTAATACGGACTATGTTAATCCGTTTAGCAGTGCAACTGAAGGTCATACTATTGACCATGATACTATCATTAACCACATTGTGGCTATTGAACTTGGCAAGCGTGGTCTTCGCTTTCTTACCAAACTCGAAGATAAGATGCTTGATAGTGCCTTTGGTGATATTACTAATGATGATGAAGAGGAGCTTTAGGCTCCTCTTCCTATTGTTTAATTAAACACAATTACTACTATGGTTACTTGTAAAGAAATTAGAATCCATCTCAATCATGAAAAGGATAGTGAAGGTTACAATACTGCAATTATTGCTTGCTTTGGTTCTGGCGACGAAGATGCTACTTGCATCAAAGCATGGAATATAGATAGTTTTGGTATCAAAGGAGATGTTCGCTGTGATTTTGAAAGAGATGATATTAGAATATGGGCAAGCAATGGCTATGACAATCTTGTTGTAGATGAAAGTTATGGTCCAACTATTCAAACAAAATAAATTGTTCAACTAGAAGTCGTTAAGACAGCCACTGGTATGCTGGAGGAAAATATGTATACCACAAATACTTTTACAATTATGAAAACTTTTATTAAAACAACAGTTGTTCTTTATATACTTCTTATTGTTGCATATATTGCTGTAGGTCTTGGACTTACTAGTTGCACAACTGCTACTGCATCTCAACTTGCTGATAGTCTTGTTACTTATGACAAATATTATACTCTTACCGAAAAACTTCTCAATGAAATAGATGAGGTTCACAATTGGAGTACAGAGTATGCAGACAATGGTAAAGAAGAGAACATTGGATATTATCATATTCGATATGTTCTCAAAGATACCAAAGGTATGACTATTGCTGAAACTTATAAGGCTCTCAAATCGTATTATCGAGAAACTCAAGAACTTCTTCAAATGCTTGAAGAAGATTATGGGTGGCTAGATACTGTGGGTGAGGGAGATGTTTATCAAGAATGGTACAAAGTTTACAAACAAATAAAATAGATTATGGATAATGTAGATTTAACATCGGAACTTGCAAGAAAGATTGTAAGTAAAACAAAAGAATTATTAGGAATTACATGGGATTATGATTTATCAGATGTGACATCTATTGAAATAAATAAAGATTATTATGATATTTATATCAATGATAGAATTAGTGCAAGTACAAGCATAAAGTGTGTCAATCCTGATTAAATCATATCACAATCTTACATAAAGGTGTACGGGGAGCAATACCTCGTACACCATGTGTTGTTGGGGGAGGCTCATTACCAACAAAATAAGTTTTAGACTCATTACCAACAAAATAAGTTTTGGTTGATATATTGGGCATCATTACACTGATAAGTGTTCTTTCACTTCTCATATAATGTCCAATATTAATTTAAACACTTTTAGGACATCAACCTCTGATAAGTGTTCTAATATTAATTGCAACACCTCAAAGTCGACACTCTGCAAGTGTGCTTGCAGCACATAGAATTTGAAGTTTCTCACGCTTGCGTGAGGAACGAGGTTTAGCACAAAGCAATAATAGTATGAATAGTGATAAGTTTTGGATTCCATTATCATTAGTGATTTCAGCAATTATAATAGTAGTAATAATATTCTTAAAATGAGTATTATAAATAGAAATTATAATATAAGTAAAACCATTAAATGACAATATGATTAAAATGAAATGATAATAGTACAAGTTGTAGAAATGGTAATAATAGGAATTTGAAGATTAGGATTAGTATGTGTTAGAACATGAGGAACAATACCCTCTTTACCTCCTCCTTCTCCACTTCAACTACCACCTTCAGAATTACCACTATTAGTAGAGTAAATAGCACTATATATAATAATTATTATTATTTATATATTATATTTATATAATATATAAATATATATTATTCTTATTATAGTAATTATGAACCCAAATTCCTTTATATTAACATCTTGTATATAATTACTATTATTATCTTTATTTCTATCATTATTTTATTCTTTACTAATCATCATTATTAACTTGTAATATTATTATTTTCTATATAATTATTATTACATTTATATTTTTGATTATTATTTAGATTATTTGTTTGTTGTAGTGTTTCATGTTGGGTATGGAAGTTCTATATTATTACCATAATATTTAAGATTGTAACTGCCATTTTGATTATTATTTATTATTGGTAGTAATATTAGAACTTTCATCTTGATAATGATTACTATTACAATATTCATATATAGGCACCCCCGTAGAAAGAATTGGATAGTGGCATACACCTCTTTCTACATTAAATCTCTTAGGTCATAGTATTGGATTGTTAGTAATAGTGTTACCAAGTGTATCGTGATGATACATTTTGTAATTATTTGCAACTATTACATTTCTTCTACGGGGGAGGTCTATTTCTCTATTTCAATCTTCTTTATCATTAATATTGGCAACATTACAATGATAAGTGTTGGTTGTATTAAATTATTACAGAAAATAGGTGATAAACCTTATTATATTATTCATTTTATTTATTAACTTTTAATTCATATTAATTATGGACAGAAAGCAAATTGTTGCCGACCTGATTAAGAATGGCGCAGTCCTTGTGAAGGACATTACAGTGAAGAATGTAACGATTACTCCTATGGAGGAGTATGTTCGTTTAGGTCTTACTCTTGACCAAGAAGTTGATGGCTTTATTGCCAAAGATGATGGTACTTATGAGAAGGGTAAAGTAAAGGTTATCTTTATTTCTGCTTTCTCTGTAGCATCTATTCTTAAGGATGATGATGATGCTGCATTTGCTGCTAATCATCTTCTTCAACATCCTGAGTCTATGAGTGTTGTTCTCTCTCGTGCTAAGATTAACATTGTTCAGCAAACTGTTGCTGAGAATGAGGAGTATGTTAATCCTTGGTCTGAGAATGCAGAACCTACTACTTTTGATCACGAAGTAATTATTAATCATCTTGCAGATATTAAGTTGAGTGATTTCTCTCTGCGTCGTCTTGATAGACTTGCAGATATGATGATGGGTGCTACAATTCAGTAATATTCATTTGATATTATTAATAATGTATTGAATAGTGTATGAGGGGATATGAGTTCTCCTCATACATATATTTATTTTATTAACACTAAAACATTACAACAAATGAGAGTTTACTTTTTTAAATCTAGTAACAAAAGTGATAAATTATCACAACTTACTATTGGTTCTTCTTCTATGTTAAGAGCATATGCTCTTGCTGTGATGAATTTCAAATCTAATGGATATAAAGGTACACCTGTTAGATTATGAAAATATATCTTAGAGTAGAAGTAGATGTTCCAGATGACTATGATATTAATCTTAATCATCTGGAAGATTTGCTTGAAGTTGGACACGTAACAGATATTACAACTGGTAATAAAAATGATTTTAATTATGGTAAAAATATTTCGTTATAATCATCCTCCTGTGGATGTTACCATAGATTCTATTAGAAACATTTATAACGAAAATTCTCTTCTTCATGTTTGTCTTAAATCTGGAGAAGAAATTGAAGGTTATAATGTAGTTTTTTAAGTTAAGGTTAAATAACATTAAATTTTATAAAAATATTTGGTAATATGATATATTATTCTTATATTTGCAATAAAATTTAGTCTTATGGAATTTGATAATCTTGCAGTTAATATTGATGCAGAATGTACAAGTCAGGATTTTGATGATGTTGATTTGTACGGTGAAATTATGATAGAAGATGATAACGATAGTAACTTAGAATTTGAATAGTTTGTGTTGGTTCCTATTCATCTTTTAAGACTATTGTTATTGTCTTTTATTAATTTAACAGTAGTGTTAAACTAAATAAAATTTATTAAATTATGTCTACAACAAAAGCCAAGAAAGAAGCCAAATTAAAGGCTCGTAAAACTTCATTGAGTAAGAAAACTAATAAAGAACTTATTGATATTATTCTTAAGAAGGATAATACAGAACGTAAGAATAATGACAAAATTGTTATGCTACGTCGTAGTATTGACGATTTGAATGCCGTTATTGATGTTAAGAAACTAGCAATTACTGATTATGAATCTCAACTTAGTAATGCTGAGAGTGAAATTAATAATCTTCACGAAGATATTCATACGAGAGATGAGAAATATTCTCTTCTTGAAAAAGATAGAGATAATCTTCACACTATTCTCGCAAGTCTTAAAGAAAAATTAGATTCAAATGCCAAAGATATGAAACGAGTTAATATTTACAAATACTCGGCTATAGGATTCACAGTTTTGTTAATTATACTCATTACTAGTATCATTATCTTCTAACAGTGGTTAGGTTTAAAAGATATTGAAGGGATTAGATTAAAACTTTTCAATCTTTTGTGAACTCCAATACTCTTGCCTGTGAAGGTAGGAGTATTATTTTTCTTAAAATTTGTAAATATGACAATTATATATGATAATCGTACTAGACAAGTTTATGAAATTCCAGATTTAAAATATCTTCCTCATGAGGGAGAATATCTTAAGATTTGTGATAGTTCTGAACATAATATTGTATGTGGTGAGATTATGCATATAACTCATCATATTACACTAAAAGGTAATAGTGAGATTAGACAATCATTAACAATAGATATTGGGTAGAATATGAAACTTGATACTGCAACAAATGGTATGTTATTTATTACACTTAATGAAGATGAGTGTGATAAATTAAAATATGGAATTAAAGATATTAATTCATTAATGTCTGGTCACAATACTGTGATTTGTGGTAGTTGTAATGCAATTATCAATCCTGGTGTTAGTTACTATATTCCATGTTTGAATGAAGTATATTGTGAAGACTGTTTCAACGATATACAAAAGGGTATGACTCATTATGATGATAAACTTTCTATTAATTATGAACAAAGACATTGTAATATTGTTCTTAAAACTCTTGATAGTACAACAAGAGTAAAATGGAATGGTAAGGACAAAAAGTTTGATTTATATGATATAGAAGGCTAAAAATCGGCTCAAATTCTTTGTGTATTGAATTTACTATCGGTGCATTGGTAAATCATCATACCTTAGAATTTGAGCCAATATACACAAATTTAAAATATTAAAATAAACTAAAATTATTTCTAATAATGGACTATGGTGTAATGGTAGCACTACAGATTTTGGTTCTGTCAGTAGAAGTTCGAATCTTCTTAGTCTAACTAATGATTGCAGATTATTAATTATAAATATTATAATATTCAAGGTACCAACGGATATTATTGATATAATTATAATCTATCTCCTGAATCTAAAATTATAAGACCGTATTGTGGGAGATGATATGGTAAAAGCGGAATAAACGTCTATGAACGTATTCTCACAGTAATTGCTTTAAGTAACGGTGTACAACGGCTGGCTTTCAGATTACTATTACTGAAATTTATTTTAATTATGAATATATTATTAAAATTATCTATTATTATATTAGTAACAGTAGACATTAGTTGTGTTATTTATATAATATATGATGTAATTAAAGATAATTATGACACAAAAAGAAATGTTGTAAAGACAATTACGTATGATAAACAATAGTTTTTATGGAAAAACTAATATTAATACTTTTAAACGTGATATTCATATGAATAATAGTAAACCAAAATATCATTAAACTATGACACAAGAAAAAAAACAACTACTACTCAAAGACCTTTGTGCAAGACTATATTGTGGAGTAATATGCCAAGTAGATGATGGAGCAGCAGGTTTAAATGATGGAAAATTAATAGAAATTGATATTTCAAAAGAACTTGTAAGATTTGATGCTGATTATTATTGGGATGCGTATATAGACGATATTAAACCCTATCTTCGTCCAATGTCAAGTATAACTGAAGAAGAAAAAGTTCAATTATCTCAATATGCTTGCATTGGAGAAGATTTGAATGGAGAATTTATAGATGAAGTACAAAGAAAGGATTGTGCAGCATATATTGATTGGCTTAACAAAAATCATTTTGACTATCGTGGTTTGATATTGAAAAACCTCGCTTTAGAAGCACCAAAAGGAATGTATAATATAAAGATGCGATGTAAGAAACTTGGATATAGAGAAGTACCACGTAGTTGTCATGTTCTTAACAGAAGAAAAGATTATTGTAAAGATTTATTTGTAATAGATGAAAAAGATAAGTTGTTATGACTTTTAAACAATTTATTAAAAATCATGTAAAAGTTTAAGTCGTAAAGTAAATAGAGTATTATAAATAATATAATGATTATGACACGAAAAAAAGAAATAAATAATTTTGCTCGTAATTATGCAAACGATAATTACAAAGGTGATAGTTATGAGGCTTATGCTGAACAAGGAGATATAACAGAAGCTTGTATTTCTGCTGCAGAATGGGCTGATAATAATCCAAATCCTGAATATAAAGAGAAAATAGTAAATGAGGTTTGTGATTGGTTAAAGAATCATATAAATGATTATTTAGTAAAAGGTCGTGATATAGATTATATCTTTGATGACCTTCGTAACGCTATATTAAAAAGTAATTAAACTTAAATATTAGAATTATGGAAACACTTAGAGAATTTAGAGGATATTTGAATGGAAAATTATTATATACGTTTCCGTTACATTGGATAGACAACATTAAAGTAAAAGATTGTATAATGATTGTATCTTATTATGATGAGATACAATATAATGCTGAAACAGGAGAAGAACCTCTTGTGGAAATACAAGTAGATGATATTAATATTAAATAATTTTTTAGTGATAAACTTATTAAAACTATATGAGTTAAATTTGTTGTGATTATGAATAATATTAAAATTGTAAGAAGATTTGCTAGAGGTCCATATGAAGAAGGAACTGAACCAGAAGTATATGATATATATTTTGATGTTGGTATGTTTAGTCCATTGATAAAAAAGTGGAAAATTGATAAATCTGCATTAACAAGAGAAGAGGCTATTAAATATATTACACCTTGGCTTTTAGATACAGCAAATAATAAAATTTACGTAACAATAGAATAAATTGATTTAATTATGAATGAATTTGAAATATCTGTACCTGAGTTTGTATTTATTTGTGCAGTAGGTTATTTTGCTGGTGTATTATTAGGTAAACTTTTTAATCGTTATAAATAATAAATTATGAAATTATTTAAAGTTCTTATCAAATCATACCATTTTGGTATTGTACATTATGATTTATTTGTACTTGCTGAAGATGAAGAAGCTATGTATCAAACCGTATATAATCATCCTTTATATAAAAAAGATGAAGATGCAGAAATTGAAACATGGGAAGAAGTTGATTTAAGTCGTAAAGTAAATAGAGTATTATGAAAACAATAGAACAAAAAGCAAAAGCCTATGATGAGGCTATTGATAAAGTGGCACATTTTATAAAAAAGCATATCGGTTTTGGATGTATGATTCATCCTAACAGTTCCGAAGCAAAAGAACTATTTAATATCTTCCCTGAACTCAAAGAGAGTGAGGATGAGAAGATAAGGAAGTTTACCATTTATATAATCCAACACCATACTTCCGAGCAAATCAGTAGTAAGGATAAACAAAAGTGTATTACTTGGCTTGAAAAACAAGGTGAGAAGCCACAAGGTAAATCTGCACTTGATGCTATCAATGAAGAAAAGGTTGATAATGCTAACAAGGTTGAACCAAAATTTAAGGTTGGTGATTGGATTACTGATGGTAAAGCACTATTGTATATTACAAAGTTTGAGATAGATTACGGATATGAATTAAAAGCGATAGACGGAAAAGTTTTTCATTCTGTTTCGCCAGACTTGGTTGAGGCAAATTATCATCTTTGGACTATAGAAGATACAAAGGATGGTGATGTGCTTGAGGCATCTGATGGTTCTATATTTCTTTTCAAATGTGTGGTTGATAGTGCTTGCAAACATTATATTGGTCTTACAACTGATGGTGTTATTGAATTCAATAAAGGGTTAGAACATTATTGGGAAATTTCAAGGGCAGTCCATCCTGCAACTAAAGAACAGCGTGACCTCTTATTCCAAAAGATGAAAGAATCAGGTTATGAATGGGATGCTGAAAAGAAAGAATTAATTGAATTAAAAACATTATTATGAATATTGAATTTTATCGTCCGCGTAAACATACTTTTAGTATTGATTTATTTCCAATTTTAGGTTATGAATATACTAAAGATGATGAATGTAAACATCTTATTTGTTTTGGTTGGCTATTTTGGGCTGTAACTATTGAATTTTAATCTAATGGATACCGAGATGGTGGAATGGTAGACACGAGGGACTTAAAATCCCTTGAACATTATGTTCGTGTGGGTTCGACTCCCATTCTCGGTACTAATAAAATTGTTAATATTATGGGATTTTTAATTACTTCATTTAAATTTAAGCCTTTAAAGACTAAAAGAATGAGTACTGGTATGAAACGTATCAGTCAAATTACTCAAGGTCTTGTAACAGTAGATAAAGGTGTATATTATTGTCATGTGTTTGCAGATGATAATTCTACATCTACAGGCGATATTACACTTAGATTTACTGATAGGTCTTTTAAATTATATGATAGAGAAACAGTATTCGATAGAGTATTCTCTGATGATGAAAAGAAAACTAGATATGTTAGAACTCATCTTCAAGCAATAACATTTCCTGGTGATCCTGATAAGTTTGTTCCTTTTGGTCCTAATTGGATTGTTAAAGGATATATTGTTGAAATAGAATGTGAGAAATATTTTGATTTTGTAGATTTACTCACCATTAATGGTTATAATTAATATGGGTTTTGATATTGTACAAAGAGATAATATGCCTATTATTGGTTCTTTAACTAAAGACCAAGAAACAGCATATAAGGCTCTAATTGAATTTATAAAAGCACCATACAATCCAAAAGATTATAAAAGAGCGTTATGTGGTGCTGCTGGAACAGGTAAGACTTATCTAGTTAAAGCATTAATTCGTAATTGTGGATTAAGTTATTCTGTGATAGGTCTTTCTGCTCCTACTCATAAAGCAGTTAGAGTTTTATCTGAATCTATACAAATGCCTAATGTCAAAGTTAATACTTTACAATCTGATTTAGGTCTTAAACTTAATTTTAATGTAGAAAAATTTGATATTAGAAATCCTCCTTTTGACCCTCATGGTAGAATTAAAGTTGGAGAATATAAATTATATATCGTAGATGAAGCATCTATGATAAATAAAGGATTATGTAAATTTCTTGAGAAAACTTGTGCATCTAATCAATGTAAGATTATTTATATTGGTGATAATTATCAATTATCTCCTGTAGGTGAAAACTATAGTACAGTATTTAAAAGTACTAAATGTTATTATCTTAGAGAGATTGTAAGACAAGAAGAAGATAATCCTATTAGGTATTTGCTAGATTTACTTAGATTTGATATTGAACATCGTACATTTAGATTTCTTGAACATATATCTAAAGTACGAAGTCAATTTGATTCTAATGAAATTAAAGGTTATAAAGTTTGTACACAAAATGAATTTAATAGTCTTGTGTATAATAATTTTAATGACCCTGAATTGACTAGGAATGTAGATTTTGTTAAAGTAATAGCATATACTAATGCTGTTGTTTCTAATTGGAATAAACTTATTAGAAATGCTATTATTGATAAAGCAGAAACTAGTATAATTACTAATAATGATTTAATTATTAGTTATACAACTCTCGTTAATGTGTTTGGAGAATGTGTAATAACAAATTCTGAAGATTACATTATTAAAGATGTTGTAAATTATACTCACCCTAAATATGCTATTAAAGGTTTTATGGTTCGTTTTCAAGCAATACATGGTGGAAAAGTAAGTTCTCCATTATTTGTTGTAGACCATAAAGACCTTAATAGTATTCGTATGTATCTAAATCTTAGTGAAAAATTTATAGATATTGCTAAAAAATCATCTGCTAAAACCAGAGCCCAGGCTTGGAGAGATTATTATAGTTTTAAAGAAGGTTGTTTACTTCTTGCAAATATAGTAAAAGCAGATGGTACAATTCTATATAATAGAGATTTAGATTATGGTTTTTCTTTAACTTCACATAAAAGTCAAGGTTCAACTTTTGATACTGTATTTGTTGATGTAAATGATATTGTCTACGATAGAAATGGACAACCATATACTGATGCAGAACAGATTAATCGTAGACTTTATGTCGCTTGTAGTAGAGCAAAAAATAAACTTTATTTAAAATTTGGTAATTAAATATTTCTTATTAATTAAAATGGTATAATTATGGCAAAGAAAACTGTTAAAAATGATGTTCCTTCTTATATGAAGGTTGAGTTTAATCACAAGGTTGATACTAATCCTGAAAGAACTCATATCATCAAAAAGATTAAAAAGATGACTGCTCCTTTTAGCACTCATCATATTGGTAGTAAATCAATGTCTGTACTTAAGCAAAGAATTAGAAAATATGAATGATAAAATTTATATTGCAAGAGATAAAGATGGTACTCTTGGCATCTATGAAGGTAAACCAGTTTATGATGAAGAATTTGATACTTTCACTTGTGATGATGATGGTAATGGTGAACTTGTAGATTATGTCAATGAAGAGTTATATCCTGAGGTTACATATGGAAATAGTCCTGTAGAACTCAAACCTGCTTTATAATATGGAAACTAAAGCAATTTATGTTAGAGGTACTAGATTTGTAGTTAAACGAAATATACACAAATGTCCTATTCTTAATATTTCTTATATTTGGAGTTATAAGAAAGATGGGAGAACTGTTTGTACTTGTGTTATAGATTGGTATGACCCAATTGCAGATAGACCTCGTGTAACTAGAGCCTCAACAATATGTAATCCAGATGATAAACCCGATTATCGTTTTGGTAAGAAACTTGCTGAAAGTAGATGTAAGTACAGTCTATATAGTACATATAGAAAAGAATTAGAAGATTTGACTGACAATCTTATTGTTAAGCAAAGTCTTTTAATTCATACTGAACTAGAACATCAACAAAAATTGATTAATGAACTTTAGCATATTCTTCTACGGGGGTGGTCGTTAAGATAATTAAGGCTCCCCCGTAGAAGAAATTGTTTATATTATGATTATATCTAAAGCGTTTGACGTTGAAATATTCCCTAACCTATTTAGTGTTACTTTTGTAGATATTAGGGATTATAATGAAACATTTGCAGATTGTGTAGATGCCAAAGGTAAACCTATACCTTTAACTGAAAAACTATCTGTAAAAGAAATTAATGAAAGACTTGATAAAGTTAAATGTGATATATTTTATATCAGTGATACAGATGATAGTCAGTTATTAGAATTAGTTGCATATATAAATAATATGCAAGCATATTATCAAACTAAAACTGATGATGAGGGCTGTGTTTATCAAATTCCTGTAAGAACAGATTGTTTTGGATATAATATTATAGGATATGATGATTATATGGTTAAAGCATTTATGATGCAATTTAATCGT